AATTAAGAAAAGTATTTGCATAGCCAAAATTATAATTACCAAGATAACCGCCTGTTGCTAGTTCTAAATTGGTTATTGTATTATTATTTAAGATTCCAATATTGGCACTAAAATTTGATCCACTTCCTGTAGTATTACTAGCACCGATATTGATCGGAGCCATATCTAAAGATCCATTAATTTTTATTGGTCTTGAGAAATAGAAACCACTAAAATTTGCTGTTTCAGCAAATGATACGTAACCAGTTGGTGTTGTTATGAAACTAAGAGCTGCAATACTCTCTGGTAATTCTATAAAACGTCCAGAAGCTTTATTAAATGCTTGTAGATATATATTACCAGTAGGTATCATTATACTTTAATTACACTTTTTTTTAAAAAAAGTGTTTTTATATAAGAATTATTTACCTTCGGATAAAACGTCTTTAGATTTCTTGTCTAAGTTTACAGAATTGTCTAGATTTTTTGGAACATTAAATGTTGAAATGAACTTCTTAAATTCTGCAACGAGTCTTTTAGTTAGCATGTCTCTATTATCAATTGGAACTAAACCAATTTTATTTGCATGAGCTTGAAGATCGCTCTTGTTCATTTCATTGATGAAATTTGTATATTCTTCGATATTAGTAGTATTATATCTGCTTGATCCATTATCTCCCCATATTTGGTCTAGGGTCTTATATTGTACATTCTCTAATTTTCCGTGAGTTTGAGAGAGTTCTTCTATTTTTCTTTTTCTTGGCATATGTATCTCCTTAATTATATTATAAGAAATATCAATAAAATGTCTAAAGTATTTATAAAATAAAAGACCCAGTAGGGATTAACCTACTGGGCCTTTAAATTTAATCTAATTATTAATTAGACTATTAGACCAACGATTGCGCGAGCATCGATACAAACGCGACCTTCTTCGAGAGAACCGTAGAAACCAGTCTTCTCAGAACGGGCAACGAATTGATCATCAGGAAGAACAGTGAATGTTCCACCGGATTCAGCTTGGCGAGCGATTGGGCGAATAAATGCTTCCTTGCTAAGATCGAGACCGATAGCAAGTTCTTTTGTAACACTATCAAAAGCTTGTGAACCTTTGAATGCGTTGAAAAGAGCACTGTACTTTTGACCTACGCCTAGTTCAACCAATTCATGGATGGTAACACCATAAAGTGATTCTGTACCAGCACCACGATAGATTTCCTCGCGGACGTTATCTGGAAGATTTGTTCCAGTACCGGCGGAAACTGTGAATGGTTGGTAAGCGAAAGCGCGGATGTCAGCTTTGATCTCTGGACTTACGAATAGATCGGTTAATCCATATGAATCAGCGGTTGTGCCACCAGCATAAGAGGTATTAATTCTTTTTACTAGTGTCATTAGGCTGTTAAGATCGGCGAGTTGGAATGTGCCACCGGTAGCAGCTGTGGTAATATGACCACCAGCTACGCCGTTGTTTGTGCCAACTGCTGCAGTACGAGCTTCGGCAAGAGCTTTTAGAACTACTGCCCAAGCATTACGCTCTTGTTTTACAAGAACTTCATTGCTCATTCTCTCAACTGCTTTACTTACTACGTCGAGACGACCACGACGAGCATAGCGTTTTAGGAAGCTTACAGCACTATCTAGACGATAGGTGGAAACTTTCAATTCGCTGAAGCCTTCTACTGTTGAAGAAGGAAGACCGCCTGCTACATTTTGACTCCAAACTGTAACATAGTCTTGACCTTGATCGAACCATAGATCGAGAGGAAGACTTGGATTATCATCTTCATCATATGGTGCGTCAGAGTAGATTGCACTGGCTGTACCAGCTTGCATTAGAACCTTACTTACGACTGGTCCAATGAAAGCGGCAAAAGCCTCAGAAGCTTCACGAGCTACTGCAACATCTCTGCTGCCCATAGCTTTTACAAGCTCAACTTGTTCTGGGGTATTTTTTAGTTTGATTTTCATTTTCTATATAATCTCCTTAAATTAGAAGTTGAGTTTGATTAGAGCAACGCCATTTACTGGTTTGCTAAGTAGTCTGCCAACTAGATTGCTTGGTGTTGCACCATTAGCTGTACTATTGACTGTACTTAGTTCACCTGCATTTAGGTTACTTAGATAAACTCCAGCACCAACATTGGCGCTAGCAGAAATTTCAGTACCACTATAGACAACGATGCCTTTAGTTAGAACTGGAACGCCTTGACCACTAACTACTACGTTTTTCTCAGCGGCTTTACGTGGGTTGAAAACTAGTTTCTCGCCATTTTCGTCTAGCTCTTGAGTGCTTAGTAGAGTGATACCAAGGGCAGCGTCACCAGATGATGCTGCAGTTACTTTTGCTGTTAAAGCATAACGGTCGGAAACTGTGTTTGCAAAACCAGCGCCAACAAGACCAGCTAAATCAACTGGTACTGCTCCTAGGAAGCCTGTGCCTCCTGGAGTTGTGGAGGCTACTACTGGTTGAAAACCGTTTCCTTCAACTTTTACTACTGTACCTGCGGTAGCAATAACGCCATTAGCGTCTTGCGCACCGTTATAGGCAAATAGGTTGACTACATCATGTTCGCTGTAGTCTCTGAATGGTCTTAGTGTATGTGCCATATTATTTCTCCTTATTTATTAGTTAATATCAAATCCTTCAAAACCGAAAGCTTTACTATACTTTTCGCGTAGTGAAACTTCAGCGGTTGTTGTTGAATTTGGGATTGAAGTCTTTTCAACGTTTGCGTTGTCTAGAACTTCATCTACAACTTCGGTTGCAGATTGTTCAGAAGATGTCGAGGCTTTTACTTCCTCTTTTACTTCAGAAGCTTTTGCTTTTTTCATGTCTTCTTCCATCATGTCCATTTTAGCTTTTTTAGCAGCTTTATTCTTATCTTTCATTAGGACTGCCATTTTCTTTTTGTATGCGGCAAATGCTTCTTCGTCTAAATCTTTAATATCAGTTGCAAGAATTTGACGATCTTCATCAGATAGATCGAATTCTTCATCAAAAGAAGCCATTCTTAGATTGAATGCTTCTTCTTTAGCTTTAGCAACTTTCTCTTCTTCGAGTTTAGCAAGAGCAGCCTTGAGTTTTTCAAGCTCTTCTTTTACTTTTTCACTCTCTGTGGAAAGTGCTTCATATTTTTCTTGTGCAGCTTTAATAGCAACATCTTTCTCATTCTTCTCGGCTACGAAAACCTCGGAGGCTTTCTTTAGCTCTTCTTGAATGAAATCTGTTACGCTAGAAGCTGTGACTTGCTTTAATAGCTCGTCAGTAATTTGATTGATATTTTCTATTTTCATAATTATTCTGTTTATAACTCCTTCTTGATTTACAGTATTTTCTGTATTTTGTGAAATGTTATTTTCACTATTATTAGAGGATTCAGATTCTTCTTCTTTAGGTTTAAATTGAATAATGGCCACTTTATCATCATCTTTTACAGCTACACCCTGTACGTCTGCAGCTGGATTAGAGGTTAATCCTATACCTAAAGGAATAACATCTCCTACTACTTGACGATAAATATAGGTATTATTGTTAATTTTACCTGTTCCTCCAAAAGCTTTAAGATTTTTACTTAATCGGTCTTTTTCTTCCTCATCTGTAACAAACTTAGCGTCTTCTAAATTCTTATTATTATTATCTAATAAAACAAGGTCATATTCACTAAAACCTAGTTCCCAAGAGGCACTTACTTTCATGTAATTCTCGCTAGAAGGATCGTTGCTTTCTTCAATTAGATTTGCAAGTTGAGGATTAATAATTTTCCACATTACTCCTCCAAGAGTAATATAAAATGGCTCTTTCATAGATTTAACATCTAATTCTGCTAGAGATTCATTTGTACCGAATTTACTAAAATTAGCAGTTAAAATACATCCAATTACTCTAGAACGATCATGTTCAATATTAATTGGTTTATTAATAAAATTCTTTACCATTTCGGCTGCGGTGGCTGAATTTATAACATCTCCGTTCTTATTTACCCTGTTAACAACACAAGCATCAAATGCGATAGGAAGTAGATCTATATTTTTAGATGTATCAACGTCTGGCAAGAATTTTTTTAAATTAGTCATTGAAGCAAGAGATAGATATTTATCTTTCTCTTCGCTAACTACTGGCTTAATATGAAGATTAGCAAAAGTTGTATTATATTTAAATTCCATAATTAAACCTCAAATGTAAAAACAAAACCTTCATCTTCGTCATCAAGATAAAGTTCGTCAGCACTAAGAAAATCAAAATCATTTAAATCATAATTTTTGATATCTTCGTCTGCTTGATTAAAATCATCATCATTTGGTTCAAAATTAGCTTCAATTGTATAATCATTAGATGAAGCTCTAGCAATATCACTATCAGCTTTACGATAGGCATCTTTAACTGGTTTACCACTTACCATTCTAAGGAACATATTTACTCTGGCCATAGCCCATTGACCACGGGTTTTTCCTGGTCTATGAGAGGAGGAAAAAGCGCCAGCACCACGGCGATACACTTTCTTTAATTGGCCTAGTGTTACCTTCTTTTTATATTTAGAATTATGCTCTTTTACTTTATTCTTTAGAGCTTCGATTACTTTTTTAGAGAAATCTATAGCTTTATCACTTTTTATTCCAGCACTCCCTGGTTTATTACGACTAGAACCTTTGCGGCGTTCTGATGGTTTAGCTGGTGTCTGAGCTGAAGATTTTGGACCACGCCTTTTGGCTTTAACAAATTCAAAGCCATATTGTTCTGAATTATAATTCATATATTTAACAATATTACACTTTAATTTAATTAATTTAAATTATTTTTTCTTTAATTCTTCTGTAGCATCGGCAGCAGAACCCATTGTGGCGGTATCTGGATATTTTGTGGGTAACTCTCTACTATTATAATTTGAATCTGAACAAGAAGCTAACGCAAATAGTAATATTAATATAATATATTTCACTATGAATATTACACTTATTAATTTTTGAATTTTTCTGAAATAATTTTATCAGTTTTTTCTATATTATCTTTAGGATTAACTACTACACTAGCTAATGCTTCTTCTATTATTTTGGCTTCTGCATCACGACGACGACTCATCCCTTTTTCTATGCTACCACCTATCCATATTCTTTTCATTTTTCTTACTTGTTCTGCAATTTGAAATAATATTTTCTCATCAAAATCTGAGTTTTTTGCCATAATATCACGGATAGATTTCATCTCGCGGCGGCGATCTCCTTCGAGCGCGGCTCCTCTATTAAATACAAGACTAACTAAACCTCCTTTAGCATCTTCTGGAAGTTTATCAAAATTTGGAAATGTAGCGCGCGTTAGATCATAAAACTTTTTTACGGTCTTATTCATAAATACCTTTACTGATAATTCCCAAGGGATAGTTATATCTTTTAGTCTACGTGCAAGCTCTTTTGCTTGATAACCTTTTACTCCAACAACGCGATATAATCTATCAAAAGTTTCTTTAGGTAAATCTTTCCAATCATTAGAAAATTCAGTTTTATTTACATATCCAGTATCATAGCCCACGCCAATTGTTACTCCACTTTGTTCTCCTGGCCAAGTTGGATTTTTTAAAAATTTATTGTAATAATTTTCACCACCACCGACTTCAAAATCAAAAATGAGTTTAAGAGATTTATCGTTTAACATTTATTAATTATTTATTTTATCTATTGTCTTATCTATGATATTATCCGCTGGGACTTTTTCTTTTAGCCAACTATTCATTACCCCGAAATATACAAGATGCTCATTGTCAATTAAAAAAAGATCATTTCCATAACGGTCTTTATATGGTTTTATACCTGCATCTTCCACTAGTTCAATAGCTTTTTCTTTCTTAAATTTTACTTTGTACATCTTAATTAAATTATTATATCTTTCTCTAGCTTGTGAAGTAATAACTGCTCCATTATCAATAAGAGCTACCAAACCACCATTATCTTTATTATAATTAGATGGTGTAGAAGCATCATATGATGCAGTATTATCCTGTATTTTATCTGGTGTTATTGTTGCGCATCCAACAATAAAAAAATTAAGAACCAATATGCTTGCGAATTTCTTCAACATTTTTCTCCTTAACGGCTTCTTCTATTTTGCTTTGATGATCAACTTCTTTTTGAGCTTGGTGACGCTCTTTCATTTCTTTAGTGTTCTTTGCGCCAAAAACATTATTAATTGCTTCAAATATCCCACCTACAAGTCTTACTAATGCTCCAACAAATTCTGTCACATTAGTCTACGTATTCTTCTGTAGCGTCTTTACAACCTGCGGCGATTGCATTAAGAACTTTTACAGCAAGAGCGGCGTCTCCATTTAGTTTAGCAAATTGTGAAGCGTAAATATCTTTTAGAGCAACAACATATTTTGCCCAATGAGTTTTTTCTGCTGGAAGATAGTCCATAAGAGCTTTTTGTAATTGATCTGGTGTTGGAGTTTGACCAATTGTAAGAGTCTGAACAATAGTTGCGACATTATTAATCATCTTAGCCTTCTCGACGCGATCTTCTGGTGATAAAGCTTGCTCAAGAACGACTGTGCAGGCAAGAATAACTGCTGGTTTAATATAAGGAAGAGCATTTTCTACTGCAGTTGTTCCACCAATTTGGTTATCTCCACCGGTATTTGTAGTAGAGCAACCAATCATAAAAATACCCATAAGGGCAACTGCAATTAAGTTTAATTTATTCATATATTTTCTCCATGTCCTATTTCTTTCTTTACTCTTTTTTTTGCTTCTTTTGTTTGAGCAATTTTGCCACCTGTTACTGCGGCATCTTTTACTGTAAGAGCAAAAACTATGCCACTAACAACGGCGATAAGTTTAGAAAATCCAACAATGTATTCTTCAATTTTATCTGGCAAAAATGCCACAAGAGAGTTATCTCCATGAATTGCAAATGCCGTGGCTACAGCTACAACTGTAATTATTCCAGAAGAACTAGAACGCCAATTTGGACCAAATAATTTAAATAGCATATGTTTCATAATATATTACACTATTATTATACATATTAATTTTTAAAATATCAATACTTTCTTCTGATTATTTAAGATTCCATATAGGATATTTCCACTCGCGAATATTCCTCTTCTGCCAAAATCTGGGTCAAGATCAAAATTAAAACTCAACGTCGCTGTTTTATTACTTCCTATAGAAGAATCGTAATTTATGTTATTAAATTTACATCCGCTAAAGATAAATTTTGTTGGAGATATTCCATTATTATTACAATTTTTATTGAAATTTACAACAACATTGTAATCGCTGTTCTGATTTAGAGTATCTAAAAATGATCCAGATAAAGTTTCTTGAACTACGAGACTCATGTTTAATGTTCCATTTAATGGAAACTCTATTTTTCTTAAAAGTGGTAATTTATAATTTACTGACCTATAAGGTTTTCTATTAAAGTTTATGTTGAAGTTTATGCTTTGTATAGCGTCATTGTAGAACTCTAGTCCATTATTATTTGTGTAGAATGAAACGTCTGCATCGTTAGGGATAAGGATATTTTGACCACTAATATTCGATTGTTGGTATTGAAGACTTTTTGGTATAATAATTGTTTCATTTTGGATTTGATTAATTCCAGATCTTAAATCTAAAGTGCTATATCTTATACCTGATCCACTTGAGTAATAAATTATATTATCTGCAGTATAGCTCTGGTTAACTATAGGAATATTACCTACAGAAACATCAAAAGAATATTCGTTTAAGTATGCATTCTGAAAATGTAAAATTCCATAGTTATTACTGTTAGGGTCTATAATATCACTTACATTAGTTGGATTTACAATATTATTTGTAAATAATGAATTATTATTAAATAAATCGTTATCATTTTTATTAGTTATTAGATAAAAATCTCTTTTATTTAAAATTTGATTGTTAGAAGATAGACCGGAAAACATTGGTAAATAATTTCCAGAGAAATTATTAACATTAAAATTTAATCTATTTTCATTCGTTACTCCATCTGGAATATAAGAGAAATTAAATGTAACCTCTGGAGCTAGTCCTTGTCCACGAAAAATATTTTGTTTTTGACCAAAGCCTTGAGCGTCTAATTGATTTTTTTGTATTGAATAATTAAAATTTTGGACTTTTTCTATTCTTTTTAATATCCTGCTGTTAGATAAAAAATAGTCTTTGCCAGCAGATTGTTCTCCAGAATATGGAGCAACAAACAAACCTTCTACATTATAGATTATTCTATTTCTTGGCATTATCCTTAATCCTTATAAAGAATTACACTTTTAATTACTATCTTTTATAGTTTCGCCGCGCCATTGTTCTATGGTAATATTTGGGTTAATATCTAACATATAGGGCTCTTGAGCCACCCTCATGGCTATTGATTCTTGTACCATTTTATTACTTTTAGTTTTTAAAAGATGAGTATATTTTTTAAATGATTTATCTCCAGAATCATTCATATCATTTAATAATGTATTTATTTTTAAATTATAATATTTATCATTAAATAAACTTAAATTTAATTGTTCAAGAGAGCATGAATTTGCTAAGATTGCATCTCCATATAAAGAATGATAATAATCCGACTCAAATAAAATTTTATATTTTTCATTTTTAATCATATCAAGGGCGAAGCTTGAGTATTCATATATAAATTTAGTATTCTGCCCACCAAAAATTCCAACATTATAAATGGGAATTTGTTTTTTACTATTTATTAGATCCTGCCAAGCCTCTGGTATAAAACCTAAACCCATAACTTTTAAAAAATTAAGATCATATTGTCTATTAAATTTTTGATGACTATAATTTTCATACAGATCAAAATCTAATGATTGTGCAAAAACTTCACTACTTAATAGCTCTTCTGGTAATCGTTCCCATAATAAAACATCTGAGTCTAGATGCAAAAAAGGACCATTTTTTGCAATTTTATAATATGCATATATCTTACCGAGACTCCAAACCTTACCACTATTAATATCTTTTAAATCATTTAAATACAAAGCAACCGATTCAAATGGTAAATCTTTTAATAATTCAGCTCCTTTTGTATCTGTTATAAGATGAATTTTTTTATAATGTTTTTTTGCTAAAGCTAAAGATAGTTTCCAAAAATTTATATTTAATTGATCTGCGCGAAAACCTTGAGTCCAAAAAGACATATATACATTCATAATATATTATATGAATATTTTGTTATTTTTAAAAATTAAAATTTTATGTAAAATTTGAGGTTGCTTGGACTGGATTATATCTATATATAACTGTAGCACTATTTACTCCACCTGGACCAAATGCTGAATTATAAATTTCTAATTTAATATATAAATTTTGATCAACATAAGGCGTAGTATATGAATATGTTAGATCCGTAGTAGACGTAGAAGACGTTGTAACATTCGTGTATGTTATTCCATCTGTAGAATATGATATTCTTTTTGTATTGACTAAACTTGATACTCCCCAAACTCTTATACTAATATCTGCGTTTGTATTTTGAGTAGTTGTAGATAGTACATAATACGTAAATAAAGCTGATCCCGCGCCAATTCCACCAGCGCATCCGCATCCACATCCTTGTAACCATTGGTTTTGTTGATTTAGAGTCGTAGCTATAGTTGTATCTACTGTTGGTGCATAATTAATTGTTAGTACGCCAGAAGAGCTTCCAGCTGAATTTGTAGCGGTAATAGTATGATTTATAGTTTGATTTATGCCAATGCCACCAACAAATCCAGTAATTATTCCATTTGTTGGATTTAATACTAACCTACCAGTTAAAGCAGGATATACGCTATAAGTTAAAGCGTTTTGATTTAAATTTGGTGAATTTTTATATTTATCAAACAAAGGTCTAACTACTACTTTATTAGAAAGCTGGAGATAATTCTCTTCATAAGCATATACAATTGATGGAATATATTTTGAATCATCATTTTCATCTTGAGCAAATACACTTTGTGTTCCAGAGTATGAAGTGACATAAAAATCAAATGGACCAGGTTTTGCTGTCGAAGGGGTCCACTCAGAGAAAGCTGTTCTGACCCAATTATTATCTCTATTACAATAATACATGTAATTATCGTCTAAAGCAAATTGACCTTTTATACCACTAGCGTTTGGAGATGTTGGAGCATTTGTAGATCTTAAAATTAATGATCCTTCAATATTTAAATTATCAGAAATATATACTCCACTTTCAAAATTTAATAATAAAGTTTGTGGACCACGAGATGTTATATTTTTATGATTGACTTGTTGAGAAATAACCGCTGAATGCTGATCGCCTTGTTTAATACTTACTGCAGTACCACCAATGACGTAACTGTAAGGAGCGTTAATACATGCATTTGCTCCAATAATAAAACTTTTATTTGCATTATTACAAATTCTTGCAGAATCTCCACCCAAAATAAAACTTAAATTAGAATTAATACAAGAATAATTTGATACAATCAAATGTGACCAACCCGTAGCAAGAACATCTGCTTTTTGTGAATTAGAAGCATTAATTATATTATTTGCACCACCTAAAATAGATGAATAACAGTTTCCGCTATAAATTGTGTTTGAATATCCTCCAATAATATAACTATAACATGCATTTGCTCCTTTAGTTCCACAAGCTAAATTTAAAACGCCATATGAAAGATTTACTTCTTCTCCGCCAATAACATGTTGTGCGCCACCTAATATAATTGATTGACTAGAATTTTTAGCGATTCTATTATTAATACCGCCAATTATTCCATTACTTACGCTACATGTAGTAATAATATTATCTGTACCACCAATAATAAATGAATTACTTGTTCCAGTTTGAATACAATTAAAAGTTCCGTTAATAACAACGTTATATCTTCCGCCAACTTCATTGTCTAATCCTCCAAGGATAACGGAGGCTTGTTGATAAGCACAATTTCTTGATCCACCTAAAACTATATTGTAATCTCCATAAGCTCTATTGCAAGTCCCTCCTATAATTGAAGAAGCTACGCCTGATCCAGCACCAACTCCATCTCTTATTCCTACTGGAGTATATGGATAGTTACTTCGATCTTCTCGTAAACAATTATTAATTCCACCTAAAATTATACTATTATATTGACATTCTGCATTTACAATAGGTGCAGAAGCGGTAAGCATTCTATTATTTCTACCTAAAATTACTGTTTGATTATCAAATACAGATAAACAACTCTTTTCTCTTGGTAAAAATGCTCTTAGCTGAGAGCCAAATCCAGTATAAGGTAATGTAATATTATATTCAGACATATTATACCAATCCTTCTATTTGATAAAGAGGTATGGCTCTCCATAAACCCTCTGACCCATTTCCACTTACGCATAAATAAAAATTTGTATTGTCCCAACTTAATTGTCCACTATAACCAGGAAAAGAAGAAGCATTTGGTATAGAATTAGCGCCAATTCTAATACCTTTATTTAAATTTGGTATAGAATCATTTCCAGATATCCTTACGTATCTAGCGTCTAATTGCCCAGAATTAGTAAGCTGTGAAGTAAATATTTGTAATCCATTAAATGTGCGCATTTAATAATATTACACAAAATATATAAAAAATATTAAATATAAATTACCATTCAGCAAGAGCTGTTCTTCGCCATCTTATACCATCATGAGAATAAATATAATTAGAATCTGTAGTAATTTGACCAGATACTCCAAATGATGCAGAAGAAGATGGTATATATGAATTTTCTAATATTATTTTATTTTTAATAAAAGTGCCACTAGCAAAGTCAAGAGTCAATGTATTTGATCCAGCAGAAGTGTGATCTCTATCTTGACTATCGCTTAAAAGCACGGCTCCACTATGATCTACTTGTATCGTAGATCTTGTTCCAGCTAAGATTGATCCATAATTTGAAAAGATTTTATTTTGCGTCCCATTTAATATAACTCCAAATGAACCAGTTACAAAATTATTTCTACCATTTATGATCGTAGAGTGCGTGCCAGATAAATAACTACAAAAACCATTTATAATTGAATTAAAACAGGTATTTGCGCCCCAAATATGATTCCTCTGACCATTTAAAATGGTAGAAGCTCTTGCTCTATTATCAATCACAGACCCTCTAGATGTACCAATTAAATTATTTCCACCTTCACTTATTCCGCCTATTCCTATTCCTTGGACAGTTCCAGATGCTATCACATTTACTTGACCACCAAGAATTGCAGAGTAAAAAGTTCTACCTATTATCGAATTACATTGTCCACCGACAATTATTGATTGATTAGCTGATGGATCACTAGGGCTAGTATTGCATATCAAATTATCATATCCTCCTAGGACAGCGCCGCCAAGAACTCCGCTTATTCTATTTCTACATCCGCCACCTATTGTCGAATAGGTAGATGCTGTTCCTCCATATACATTATTAAAAATTCCTCCACCAATAAATGATCCTTGAGAATAAATATTATTAAATATGCCTCCACCGATCACATTCCAATTTCCAGAAGCACAATGATTATATCCCCCAAGTATAACTGTGGAAGTAGGAAGACCAAATGTTTGCGAATCTATAATGCAAGAATCTAAACCAAAATTAGCTGTGCCTTGGCCTCCAACTTGAAAATCTACCTCCGAAGCAGGTATTTCAGATTTTCTTCCGTCCTCGTCAATTCTTATAAGATATAATTGATTTAAAATATTTGACATATAATTATGTTACTTTTGTCCAATTTACATATACAGGAATTGCATACCAATTTCCTTCTGATCCATTTCCACTTGAGCAGATATACATAAATTGATTGTCCCATGCTATCTGACCACTATAACCTGGAGAGTATACGCCTGTGGGCGCTGATCCTGGGCCAAGGCGAATTCCACCGTTTAGATTTATCTCAGAATCATTCCCTGTTATTCTAACATATCTTAAATCTAATTGACCAGAATTAGTAAGTTGTTCGGTAAATATCTGTAGGCCATTAAACGTGCGCATATAAAGATTTACACTTTATATATTAATTCTTACTATGATATAATAGACTTGCTAAATAATTTGTGACTTGATGCTCTGAAGCTATTTCTTGAATTTGATTTATTTGATCTTGATTTTTATCAAAAGGCTTTTCAATATACTCTTCTATCTTAGACTTCCAATTTTCTGGAGATTCGTTAGCGATAATAATCTCTGATATCTTTTCTGCATCTTCTTTCTGCTGGTTGCTTAGTTTCTTAACATTAAATTTCTTTCTTACGGCAGATTTAACCTCTTCTTCAAGATCTTGACTTGCAAGAATGTTTTCTTTAATTTTAGTTACTGAGAAATTAGAGCTTGCGCCAATTGGTGCTATGTTTTTAGTAGATTGTGGTATACCAGTAGAACCACTTGGTCTACCAGCTTGACCTGCTCCACCACCAATAATTGGTTGATAAAGGCCTTGATCTTTAAGTTGTTTAAATTTAATTTGAGAGTCAACTGATTCTTGAACTGTTGGAAGTCTACCACTATCAATAGCTTGTAAACCTTCTTCTGGAGTAAGAACTCCAAGTTCAATAAGTCGGTTAAATATACGTGAGTATTGAACATCATCTTTAAGATTCATCTCTTCGAAGGATGGAGTTGGGAAATTTTTAAATCCAAGATCTTTACTCATTCTACGTATTTCTGGGATTAAGAATTCATTCAAAAAAACTTCACGAGCTTGTTTTAATCTCTCGACAAATACTTGAACTTTAATACTTTGATTAGCGAACTTTTCACTACCAATAAGCACATTATTGAGTCCAATTTGAATATCTCTATCAACAACTTCATATTTTTGTGGACCGATTAAATTACCAATATCTGGAATGACAAATTGTGCTTTTGTTGTATAATCAGCTATGAGAACTCTACCTACGCTTTGATTTTCAAAAAGAGCTTGCATCGCTTGTAAGTTCTTTTGATTAACCCCACCTTTATCTGGATCTGTTCCCATTGTAACAAGAAGAACTGCTTGCTGCATTGTTCTTGTAACTGCCATATCCATTTTTTTCATTTCTAGTTTCCAATTTATATCGTCTAATACTGGAAAACCCATTGGAATAGAAAGTGGTTCGTAATCTTGTTTTTTATAAAATACAGCTGCTAATCTTTTTCCATCAAGAGGAAGAAGGATATAAGAGATTCCTTTATTTCTAACTTGTTCCTTAATCTCTGGTGGTAGCGATTCGTAAACTTCTTTATCTTCTTCTGTTTTAGGATCTCTAAGTCTTTCTAGTTCGTAATCACTAAGAAGTTTATAATACATATTAAATGAATAATTTACTGTGCCACCAACATAAACATCTGCTGGATTAATAATTGTATATCTGGCTGGCAATTTAACACTACCATCTTGAGCAATTGATTTTAGCTTTGATCCAAATGTTTGGGTAACTCTAAGAAGTTGTTCTGGATTTAATGATGTATCAAATCTATATGTAAAAACATTTCCGCTACGATAGTATTCACGGAAGAATTGATCTTGAAAACTTGCAAGATTAATCTTCTTAAAGTATGCTTCAAAAAATTCTCTAGCTTTTTGACTGCCACCACTTAAATATATTGGGCTGCTAGAAAATTCAGTCATTAAATCAATTGTATTTCTGAAAATAGCAACATTATAATATGCTTTTTGACATAGGATGATGGCATCTCTAACATCTAGAGTTGAAAGATTTTTTACATAAGTTGAATACCTAAAAGGAATTAATCCTGTATCAATATTAGTAAATCTATTAGTTCTTTCTATCGTAGAAGCTGCATTTCTACGAACTCCTGTAGCCGCAGCTCTTGCTTCTGACATTTTAATCTTTGGTTTATTAACATCGCTACCATATACCATTAATGGTGTAGCTTCAGATATTGGAACTGCAAAAGAGGCTTTGACTTCTTCTATTTTCTTGGGTTTTTTGCTCATTTAACGTAAATATTACACTTATTTTATCATTATTGGCGTAAAAGTGTTCGATATCTCCTCTTTTGGTGCGTTTATTATATCATTATAACACTTGAGACCCCAATTTGCTAATAAAAGTGCAGAATAATTATCTTTTCTAGCTTTATTTGCTGATGAGCTTCTTTTTAGATGTTGAGGTAAATCAAAAGACTGAGTACCTCTAGCTGTAGAGGAATGCTCTATAAGAGTGCATTGTTTTTTCGTCTGATAGATAAAATCATCTTGATTCTCTATAAAATCTAAAGTTGACCAATCTTTCTTTTCTTCTGTTTTCATGAGATCTATGGGTATGTTTTGATTAAATTGACTTTCAAAAAAGCTATCATTTCCACATGTCTTACTAGCAAACCATATCTTTTTATAATCAATAGATGCCTGCAGATGCTCGTTAGACTTTCTTATGAAACTACTAGTAAATACCTGATTAAAAGCAATTTTCTTTGCTTCTAGATTATAAGAATTTCTAGCCCTTCTTATCTCTTGATCATAATCCAAACCTTCTAGATCAGAATTAAATTCAAAAGAATTTATTTTAAAATTATTATTTTTAAATAATTCGGATTCATTACAAGCAGAAAGAAATATATCAGCACCAGCATTATCCAATATCATAAATACAATATTAAAATTAGTCATTACATAATATAAATATTGTACATGATTTTTCAGATTACCTAAACCAGCATAGGTATGGACTAATGTTCCACTTTTTGTTTCTTCATCAACTTCAATTATAGCCATTGCAAAATAATCCGCGTTTGGACTATCACTCATATTAGGATCGATCCCTAAAATATACTTTTTATTAGATAAACCCTTCATAAGGGTGTGAGGGGCTTGCCCATTAGGTATTGTACATTCTTCCATTTTCTTAGCGCTAAAATAACTATCGCTGCCATCTATAAATCTAGCACAATATTCTCGAAGAAAGCTACTATGACTTGATCCGCCAGCTTGAGCTTCTTCAATAATTGTTTTATCAATCATTTCTTCTGGAAGAGCCTCATAACTCAGCTGAGAAACAAAGTATGTAGCTTCATTTTCTTCTTTTGAATAGATTTTTTCTATCCACTCATTGTAAGTTTTATAAAGATTTTCGAAAGTATAGCTCGCAGATGAAAGAGCTATCATTTTACTATTATTTGGAAATACCATTCTATCTTCTTCTCTCATCACTCCTTCTTTGATAAGATTATCTTCAATCTCTCTTATTTCCATGCGCTCTTTCATGTTTTGAGGAGCAACCAAGAATGGCATTAGAACTGTTTTAACTATATCTTCTGATAGCAAGAGGAACTCATCAAGCACAAGTACATTTGCGCGAAAACCTCGAATTTTTTCGCCGCTTAATGGAATTGCAACGATACTTCCTCCATTTATTTGCCATTCATATTGATCATTTCTTTTGCTTTTCGCACCAAAAGCTTGTTTTAACAGTTCTCCACCTTTGCTATCTACAATTTTTTCTAAATTATTAAATATAAATCTAGCTGTTCTAAACGTAGGGCCAGCAATTAAAATCTTAGTATTTGGTTCAAATATGCATTGAAGAAAGCAAAATACTGAAGCCATAAATGACTTACCGCATCCTCTACCAAAGACACACATATTAAAATTTCTATTAAGTAAACCTTTTAAATGTATTTCTTGGTACGGAGCTAACTTAATACCACTAATTAATTCAGTAGTAAATCCTAAATTAGCTCTTAAAAACTTGGCTAGTGTAATTTTCGCCTCTTTATCATTAAGTATTCCTTTCAATTGAGAAAGCTCAAAGTTAACATCTGGATAATTCTTTTTATATTTATCTGGGCAATATATCATAAAATTTTCATATCATAAGCTAGTTGAAGATCTATTTTCTTATAAAAGCATCTACTAGCAAAGATTGCCTCAATTATCCTGGTCATTTCTTTTCTGCCATCAACAAAAAGAAATTGAAGATTATTATAGTTTTGTAAAAGCTCTCTTACATTGTGAAATATATATTCTGGCGTGGCCTTGATTTTTCTGCTTATATGAGGAAGGTACTGAAAGCTTAAAGCGTTAGCTAAAGTTTCTTCTACCATGACTATAATATAAGAATTATTCTTAAGAGCTTTTTCTATCTCATTCTTAAAACGATCATAGTTCTTAACGCTAAGGGTACTAATAAAATCGCTTAGGCTTTTTCTTTCGATGAAACATCCGCAATTATCGTTTGAACAAGCATAATCACCAAAATTTAATGTTTTAATCTCAAATGGAATATCAAATTTTAGCCAGCTTTGTTCTCTTGTATCTACAAAAATCATATCTTTTTGTGTTAATTTATTTTTAAAATTATCTCCTATTAATTTTGGATGGATATATTTATTTTCTAACCCAATTAATGAGCAAACATCATAATAATCCTTAAATATCTTATTATAAAATATAATAGATGGAGCCATTATAGTCCTCAATTCTACCTGAGTTGGAGAATAGATTAATTGTTTAGTCTTTTTTCTTTTAATTAATAGATCTTTGCAATATTCTTGAGCTTTTTCTATTGGTTGTTGTTTTAGCCATTTCTTCATGTTATTTTTATCATTAAAATCACTATTAAAATATTGTTCTTTTGTTTTAAAATTAATCAATTCATGTGTTAGGAGATCTCTACGCTCATAGTAAGTTTGATAATACTTTACTTTATTAAGACCATATCCCTTTAATGCGAAATGAAGACTTTTTTCGTCTTTAAATTCTTTGCCATCGATTTTACATATAACGCTCATCCATTTAAAATATCTTCTTCCGATATCCCTAAAATTTTTGATTTTAATTCGTCCATAGTACCAAGTCTTTCTATTTCTTTTTTGAGAACAGATTTTCTTAGTTCTGCCATCTTTATCAATTTTTGCCTAGATTCTTCCTGCTTCCACATTTCAACTAGATTTAATATACTAGCATTTTCTTTTACTTGTTTACTTAATCTTTCGCTTCTCTTTACTTTCAAATCATTAAGAAGTCTTTGTTGACGATTTACGCAATCATTATATTCTTTTCTCGCGGTATTGCTTGCTTCTACTAAAGCCATTGGAATTTTACCATCTTCTTGAATAGCTAAATCAATTTGATTTTGTAAAACATTGATTGTCTGTTGGATATTTGATGATATTACGACTTCTGTAGACAGAACAATATATTGATCAACTTCTTCTTGAGTAAGATCGCTTTTATCGTGAGTATATCTTACAAAACTACTTTCAAAAAGCTCTCGGTCTCTTTCATCGTCATAAAGATTAATTTGATGCCCAAATCTAAAGGTATTCATATAACCAATTAATGAATTAATCTCTTTCTTCTGTTTAGGAGTAATCTTTTCTTTATCTACGCCATCAAGAATATATCTATTAATTTTAGCTATCATTCTTTCTTCGCTCTTTGGCGCGCGATATTCTTCAGATGAAGCATTTTGGTTAGTCGTATCAGAATATTTAACATTTGATGGAACATTTTTCATGTATTCTAATACGCTTCTTGTTTCTTGCGATAAGTTTGTTAAAGATTCATTCTTAAATAAAATCTTGGATATTTCTAGCCCAGTCATTGTAGAGCAATTATTACTTATGTATTCTTTTTGTTCGTCATTAAGTTCTATTAATCCTTTAGCCTGATATTCGTGACTTTTCCTTGGCTTTATTTGTCTAGAAGCAAGAAAATTCTTGACCGCCTTACCTTCTTTGCTCCTTCCATCGAGATCATCTCTACCAAAAGCTAATTTAACAAGCTCAACTAAGGAAGGAGGATTATCTGGCCTATTATTCCATTCTTCTAATAGTTTTAATTGTTGTTCTTGAGTTAGTTCTGGTAAATTTTCACTCATATTAATAGATGTCTATATCTCCATTGTATAAATGTTTTTTAACTTTAATCATTATTGCTTTCTTTAAATTTTTAACTTGTTTATATCCTATTTTACGATTTTTTTCGCTAGTTTTATATCCCATTAATTTGGCTGATTCTTCTTCTGATTTATGCTCTATATAATGAAGATAATAGAATTTCCATTCTATTGGTTTAAGAATTTGATACATCTTTTTATGTATATTTTCTGCAGCTTTGTCAATATCTATCTCATCTTCAATAATATTATGAACCTCTTGAGTATGATTCTCTAATGTAACTGGCAATTTTATATCATGCGCTGACTTTTTGCTTTTTTCCCATTTAGCATATAATGGACATTTATTGCATTGGCTTTTATATATAGTACAGCCATCATCATTCTCTGCTGCTGCGCATTTTAGACATGGTCTGGAATAATTTCCATAATTATTTCTAATAAGGTTTTTAATTTGATTGCTTACTATTCTATTGATCCACGGCGCTAAAGGTTTTTCGGGATCATACATTTTCCATTTTTTATATATATGTATTCTTAATATCTGCGCTACATCATTAAAATCCATCCAAGCTAGAGTTGTTAAACTCCACTTATGTTTTCTCTTATTAATTTCTTGATTAATCTCTAAGATTTTACTCTCAAAAGTTATTCTTCGAGATCTCATTATCTCTTACTTTTTCTTAAAGAACCTGCCTCTTTTGCAAAATCTTCTAAAATTTGTTTTTTTGAAGTTTTTTTGCCTTTTGTTTTTGTTTTATTCCTTTTTACATTTTCTCCTGTTCCCATTAAATCTTTAAGTTTAACCCCTCTATTTGAATTTTCTGCAGCTGTCTCAACTTGAATCTTAGATATTTGGGGAACATTTCTAATTGTCTTTTCGTTATCATCGTAAGACTCTTGATCATCTTCAATATCTACTTCTGGAGCATATGTCTTTTTCGCAATTGTTGGTTTTTGTAGCTGAACTTTTTGAACAACTGGTTGAGAAACTTGGTTATTCTTTTCAAAAGGATTACCACAATTAGTACAAAATATTGGTTTTTTTAAACTATATTCTGTAGGTGCGCCACAATCTAAACAATATCTTTTCATTTAATATTATTATATACTAAATGAATAATTTAATCTAATTTTAAATTAGGATAGATTATGTTCTTTTTTGGTAGATTCTGGAATAGCAGCTACAAATTCTGGACCCTTATTTTTTGCTTTTTGATATAATTTTTTAATAAAAGCATCATAAGTCATTTTTCCGTTCATTCTACCATAATTACTAATAGCATCTCTTACGTCCTGTGGGCTAACTATTGGAAAACTGCGAGTTTCTGGAAATAGAAAATCACTATCTTTTAGTTCACTTCTTTTTTGACCTTTATAGGTTTTTTGATATGCTTCTGTATCACAAATATCTACTTCCATAGCTTTAACTTTTTGTTTCTTGCCTTTTCTGAAAGTAGTTAAACAAACCGCAACTCTTTGATCTTGACTTGTAAATTCTTCTTTAATTGCTGGCATACAGCGACCCATATAGTCGCTTTCTTTTTCTTTTTTCTTGACTTTTGGTATAGGCATATATAAGTATATACACGTAAAATAATTTAAAATGGAAACTGTGTCATTTTGTCAATATTATAAATATTAACATCAACCTCAATTCTTTACTCTCAGTGTAATAATATATACTATGAATGAAAAATGCGAACATGAATATGTAGATGAGAATGGTAATGTTAAAAAATGCGGAAATAAACCAACGACTAAAGCATCTGATGACAAATATATTTGTTTTGATCACCTTGAAGAGCATTTAAATAATGACTTTAAATTAAATTAATGACTATTAGTTCAATATTAATCTGTGCCGCAGTTTTACTTTATATACTTTATTTAAAAGAAAGAATTAAATAAAAAATCAGCTTTTAAAATCTATTATTTGACTCTTGTTATTCATATGCATTTATATTTTAAATTAATTTAAATATTATAAACCTAAATTATATTGATATTTCAAATACTTTATTTTATTGTGAATCTCTTCTCTTTGTTTGTTTTTTGCTCCCCAGAGATGGCAAAAGCCAAGGTGTTCAGCTTTGTCTCCAAAATCTTCCCAGCCATTGAGCATATATTTCACTTCTACATCATGTATATTTGCTAATAAACTCATGTAATATTGTTCTACTATACAAGCAGGTATGAAATTTTTATTAAAGAAAGAGTTCTTAAGAAATTCTTGATTATCTTTATCTATAGCTAATTTTAAAGCTTCCTCTGCGTAAAATTTAATAAATTCTATATTATATCCACCAAAAATAGACATATTTGCTCCATAATGAATCTTATGTTTTTCTAGATAAAATGGATTAGGTATTCTTTTTGTAAAATCTTCAACTTCATAAAAATCATAAGCATCTTCTTCTGAATGCTGAACGATTAAATCATTTAATATAATATCGTCTGGTAGTTCTTTAAATAAAAAAACATCATTATCTATATGAATAAAAGGCTCGTTTTTTTCTGCTATTAACTTATATGAGTAAATCTTTCCTAAAGACCATACAATTCTTAAATCTTTTGGTAATATCTCTAGTGAAGTATCAATTGATGAAAATGATTTTATCTTGCTTAATTTTTCTTTTCCTTTCAGATCTGTAATTAAATGTACTTCGCCATAAATATTCTTGAGTAAAAATGCTGAAAGATGATACATATCAAAAACTAAAGGGTCATTATCTTCGTAGTAGCCATAGTTCCAAAAAGATAAATAAGGTTTCATAAACTATATTTTATATTTTGATTTACTAATCCTAAATCTTCTATTAAATTTTGTTCTTTATTTGCTTCGTAAAAAATATCCATATTTCGATAATTTTTATCATGAATACTTGTATATTTTTTTATTTTTAGATTTGGAGAAAAATTCGTAGGATATTTTGGTTTATAATTATTTACATCTTTTTTTTCCAGATTTTTTTTCCATTTCTCCTTAGATTGAAGACGATAATGGTTAAGTCTGAACAGACATTCATTTGGATCTACAAAAAAGGGATTAAATTCTTTATAATCTGATTCATGCCAATGAACATTAAATTTTTTAATTTTTTCTATCTTTGAAAGAATTTTAGTTTGAGCATATTTATCTTTAAACTTAATGTATTTATCATCTATTAGTTGTCTTTTAGTAAAAGATTTTACTATACCTTCTGGTTGTTTTATGTGTCCGTTGCTACCAAAAAGAATCATTGGAATTTTATAATAAAATACATTTTCTTCTTCCATGAGATTTAACAAATTTTTAAAATTTATATCTTTTGGTGACCAAACATATTCATCAATGTCGCAGATCAGCAACCAATCTGTTTCTTTTTTTAGCGCAGAAAAGAAATGATTATAAATTTTTTCTTGTCTTCCATATTCATACTTAAATTCGTTAGAAATATTAAATAATGTTATATACTTTTTTTGTATATATGGCTCTATGATTTCTTTAAAATTGTCATTACTATTATCATTTATAAGATAAAAATGATCTACATTACGATTAATATAGTGGTCTAACCATTCTTTCAAATATGGTGCTTCATTATAAAAAATTGCTCCTACTGATAATTTTTGCATTTATATAATATCTCCTGCAATTTCTCCATGCCAATTTATTTTTTTATTTATTTTTATAAAATTTTCTTGCGCTAGTTCTAATTGAAATTTATCTTTTATAATTTTTAGAACGCCAATCTGATCATTAAATAAGTCCTCATATCGGACAATATAAGATTTGTCTGGATTTATATCTGTAAAGCTTTTATAAGAATTTACTCTATCATTATAAAATTCATCTATACTTTTATAAATTTCTGGTCCATGCGGAGTATTAAATATAAAACAATCTTTTTGATCTGACCATTCCCAAGGCATCTCAAAAGATCCTTTATGTTTATTTAAATATGCTTTTTTCCAATTTTCTTTTTCTCTTACGCAAAATAAAAATAAAAATTCTTCTTTTGTTATTTCAGATATTTTATTATAATTTTCTATTGAATGAGGCTTTCCATGCTTCCATCCAAGGTAGTCATTGAAATCTTTCTTTAAGCATATAGAGATTTTAAAATTTAAAGGCACTAGTATTTGAGTAAGATTTGTGCCAGATCTTGGAAGACCAAATATTTTTATTTTTTTCATAAATTTAATTTTTTTACTAGTTTTTCAACACGTATGCGATTTTGTTCTTTATTTTTACCAGTCATTAAATGAGTATATTTTTTTTCTCTGGCTATGTCTTCGGAAGGAAAACCATCAAAAATAAATTCTATTTTTAAATTATTATTAAAAGCAAACGCAGATAGATATAATTGTTCAGCTATGCAAGCTCTATGCGAATTAAACTCGTCAAAGATAAAATTATTCCAAAAAAAACTATATTTTTTATTAAAAACAAAATCTAAAGCGCCATTTGCATAATCATTAATTGCTTTTAAATTATTTCCGCCAAAAACTCCTACATTAATTGCGTCTAAATTTTTTGGGATTTTAGAGAAAAAATCGTCTTCTTTTAAAAAAGATTTAATCTCATTTGTTCTGTACCATGTATGAGAATCTTTTTCTAAATTTTGAGCAAATATAGGAGATTTTTTTAATTGTTCTTCTATCCCTTCCCATAAAATGCAATCATAATCTACGTGTATAAATGGATCTTTTCTTTCTGAAATAACTTTATATGCTAATAATTTACTAATAGACCAAATTGAAGAATAATTTGTATCTAAATTTTGTAAATCTAAAGAAACAGAGTCCCATGGGATATCTTTTAATGAAACTGCGCCATTTTCATCTGTTATTAAATGTACTTCACCAAAATTTTTTTTAAGATAATATGCAGATAGTTTATGAAGATTTATTGTAAATTGATCTGGAATTTTTCTGTAACCGCCAGACCAATAGCTCATATAGGGTTTCATTTTTTTATGTATATGTTATATTTATATTAGGATTTATGCCGATTCTACTTAATTCTGTGGAAAAAGCTTGAGGAAGAGTTATGCTAGTAAGTCCTGCATCAAGAAATGCAATATCTCCAATACTTGTTACAGAATTTGGGATAGTAATACTAGTCAAGCCGACGCAACTATTAAATGCACCGTTTCCAATACTTGTTACAGAATTTGGAATAGTAATACTAGTCAAGCCGTCGCAACTAAAGAAAGTAAGACTTTCAATGCTTGTTACAGAATTTGGTATAGTGATAGTAGTTAAGGCTGTGTCATAGAACGCACCAATTCCAATACTTGTTACAGAATTTGGAATAGTTACGCTAGTTAGCCTAATGCAACCATTAAAAGCATGGTATCCAATGCTTGTAACAGAATTTGGGATAGTAACACTAGTTAAATATCTGCAGAATAGGAATGCTTGGTTTCCGATGCTAATTACAGAATTTGGTATAGTAACGCTAGTCATATTAAGCTTATTATAGAAAGCGGAATCGCCAATATTCTTAACAGGCAATCCAGCAACTTGGTTTGGTATATTTACTGATGTTTCGTTTCCAGTATAAGCTGAGAGTGTCGCTCCACCATTTTCAAAGATAGCTGTATAGTTTGAGAGAGCATTAACAAGCGTTCCATTTTGGTTCAAACGAATAACGTTATCTGTTCCGATATGATATACTGAAAGATTTCCTTGAGTTAATCCAATTCTACTTAATTCTGTGGAAAAAGCTTGAGGAAGAACTACGCTAGTTAATCCTGCGCTAAGAAATGCAATATCTCCAATACTTGTTACAGAATTTGGGATAGTGATACTAGTTAAACCAGTGCAACCATAGAACGCACCATTTCCAATAGTTGTTACAGAATTTGGGATAGTAACACTAGTTAAGCCGCTGCAATCATAGAACGCAATGTCTCCAATACTTGTTACAGAATTTGGAATATTTATAGTAGTTAAACTAGTGCAACGAGCGAACGCAGCGTTTCCAATACTTGTTACAGAATTTGGTATAGTTATATTTGTCAAATCATAACAATATTCGAACGCACCGTTTCCAATACTTGTTATAGAATTTGGGAGAACTATACTAATTAAATTCTGGCAACCTCTGAATGCATAGCTTTCAATGGTTGTTACAGAATTTGGTATAGTAATACTAGTAATATTCATTTTTTCCTTAAAAGCGTTTTCGCGAATTCTTTTTACAGGCAATCCTAAAATTTCGCTTGGTATAGTAAGCTGTGTTTCATTACCAAAATATGAAGTTATTGTAATTCCATTATTTTCTACTAATACGCCATAATCATTCACAGTTCCAGTACCATTTTGAGTTAATGTTGTTTTAACATTATTTATCCAATAAGCATTATTATACCAACCATTAGCTGTACCAAACATAACTATCCATTCTTCTACTGGAGTTGCTGTTAGTGAAAATTCTACAGGATTATTTTGAGCATCAAGCCATCCAGTTATTGGTAAATTATAACTATTATAATCGATTTGTTTGGTATAAACATTTTCTCCCGCAGATTGAATGCTATTAAATTGTGGATCAATTATATATTTTTCTAAGGTTTTATTAATTAATAATATTGGTCCACTATGTCCTTGGTTAACGTATAGTATTATATTTTCATTCACTGTTTGAACACTTTTGATTGAATTTGTAATATCTAGAGGTCCAAATAATGGTCCAAGTAAAAACTCATCTAATAAACTTTCTCCAATAGAGATTCCATATGATCCAGAGCCTGATCCAGAGCCTGATCCAGAGCCGTCTTCGCTTGGTATATATTTAATGCCGATACTATTTGCAATCAATCTCACATTTGATGCGACTTGTTCTTGGCCAATATTTACTCGAACAGCGAAAACTTGATAATTTTTTGTAACTGCGTAAATATTATTTGCAGAAAAATTATATGTTATATCATTTGCAGCAGTTACACTATAACTAGTAAAAGCTATTGTTTGTTGCTCGCCATTAGAATTTAAATCTAACCTTCCATAAAATAGATTTGGTTGTCCTTCTTCTTGTGCAATAGATACGGCTATATCATATATCCCGCCATCTAAATTTTTAATAATAATTTTTTTAATATTATTTATTGTTATATATATAAGAAGGTCTGCTGGCATTGTAATTTTCTTTAAAGATCCTCTAGAAGGATCTATAACATTTATAACTGGTAAATTGTTTATGTTTTCTACATAACAAGCTATTGGGCCCTCTGCGAAAAATAAACCATTATGAACATTTTCAGCATACAAAACCCTTCTTGTCTCGTGTGTGATATCAATATCAAAATTTCCATAGTGCCATTGATAATCATCTCCATTAGCTATCTTTGATCTAAAAACCTTACCATTACTAAATACTTCAAAGAAAGCATTAGTTTCTGTAGATGTATTATCATTTAAAATTTTTAATGGATTTCTATTTATTGGAATTCCACGAGAAGTAATAATCCCTTGATTTTGATTTTTAATAAGATAAATATCATAATCTAATCCTGAGCCATAATTATTTGTAATACTTGCAACTGATATATTAGCAAAAAGAGAAGCTTGCTCAAGAGAATAAGATATCGCCGCGGCAGGAACTAGTCCGTCGTTATTTTTATAAAAAGATATAGCGCCAGCATAACCGATTCCGCCGCCTAATGATCTTGGTTTGTTATTAATTGCTACTACAAAATTATTTCTAGTAACAAATAAATGACCAATATCTATTGCTCGTTTGCCTAAGTTTCTTCCGTAGTCGTTATAAATACTTTCTAATATTGATCCTAAGCCAGCATCATTATTATAAGAAACAGCAACTCTTCTTGTTGCGTCAATAGCGTTATTTAGTGATCCCATTCCTACTGCTAAAGTACCACTTCCAGAACCGCTTCCAGAACCACTTTCAGAATTATTATTATCTATATTCTCTCTAAATAGTCTAATTTGTAATTCTATAGAAGTTGGATTTTGTAAATCTGCCCGATACCAATTTCTAGTAGGAACCGCTTCATTTTGAGTAGAATTATTATAATACATAATGTCATTTTCTGCATCATAAAGACACCAAATATCATTTCTTTTATATTGAATCCAATTTGTTCTAAATTGTGGTTGGCCAGCTCTAACTGAGGCAGCATAATACCCTCGACTATCACTTGTATTAGAAAAATTTGCCTCTAAAGAGAGAGATTCTGCAGCAGTAGAGCCTTTAAAAAGTACAAATTTTTTACCAAAATAATCACCTGTTAGATTATTTCCATATACGACAACCCAACCACCGTCAGTAAAACCCGCTACTGACCAATTATTTTGTCCCAAATTAGTTGAAGAAGTGTCAAACCTAATTGAGCTATTAAAAGTAAAATAGTTTATCGCGAGGATTGGTAGTTCTATTGGGGCTATAGGACTAGTATTTCCTCCAATAATACTACGTATAATTTGTTTTTTTCTTCTAATTTCTTTAATAGGAATAGCGCTATTATTACTGCTTTTTGAAGAAACTTTTTTTACAGAAATTGTTCCTCTGATTCTCATTAAAGGAAATTACACTTTATTTATCGAGATAATTTTTGATATCTTTAATTAATTGTTTCCTTTTTCTGCGTTCTAACATAGTTATAAAAAGAGCTAAAGAGATCGGAAAAAAGATCCTAAGAAAAAATCCCAAATGATGCTCTTTAGTAAGAAGATTAAAATGATTAAGGTAAAGATCGCTGAGTCCGTAAATTGTAAACAAAATAGCTGGAATAAAAACAATAAAAAAGAACTTCTCGTAATGTTCAAGATTATTCCACCAATCCTTTAGTTTTTTGATAGTATCCAACATACAAAGAAGATTACAGCCAAGACAGAGAACCAGAGAATGTTTCTTTTAATATTTTGTCTTTTATGGTACTTCCAAAATTCAGCTATAAATTGCTCTGTATTATTACAAGATGGCGCTATTAATTTGACATCTCTTATTAATTTATTTATTCTCTTATCCATGCTTTAGTTCTTTCTGCATCATCATCTATTAATATGCTATTGAAAACTATAGCTTTATATTTTTCTTCTATCCATTTGGTGATTCTTATTTGATACTCTGCTCTATTACCCGCAAGACCAACTGGCATTGTGCCATAATTACTATCATAAACCCAAAGCATACCTTTATGTTCAAAAACGCAAATTGCATGTCCTCTATGCTGAGGTATAGATACTTTATACTCTATTAAAGTCTTATCAAAAATAACTGAAACATTATTTAATTCATCTGTATAATGAAATTGAAAAGCAAAAATTTGAGCCCATGTATTTTCTTGAGATAATAGATAGTTAGCGTTAGAAGCAAAGACCACAGAATCAACAAAACAAGAATTAGGCAATTTTGATATGCTATGATTTTTTGCTAAATTAAATCCTATATTAAGAGAATAATAAGCTATTGCCCCATTTATTAAAAGCACTAATGTTAATTTGCTTTTCCATCCAAACCAAGCAAAGAATCTTTTAATATTCACCTTCTCCTATAGATTACACACAGGAGATTATGTTCAATTTATTTTTTATTTCTATAATCTTGAAGACAAGATTGAAATTTAGCTTTATCGTCGCCTTGCTTTGTTGGAATACATTGTTTTAAGAAATCATTAAATTTTTGACCTTCAGTTACCATCATGCCTTTGTACTCTTCATCATCTTCCATATTATATTTCTCTTCTTTTTCATCGTCTTCCTTATCGCTTTCGTCTTCTATTTCGTCTTCTGAAGCTTTACTTTTACAATGTTGTTTTTGACTAAAACCTTTTGGATTGTTACAATCTATACTTCTTTTATATTTCATGCTCCATTTGGCTTCTATTTTTTCTAATTGAATTTCTGTTTTGCCTAAAATATCACCTTTTTTCCAAGTCATTCCTTCGTTTGTGCATTCATAAACTATTGCATATCCTATGTCTTCTAGAATTCCTTGAGATTGACCCTCGACGCGAATACCAAGATCTAAAATTTCTTTAACTACTCCTTCGCTGCCATAGTGCTTGCAACTAGGATTAATATTTTTTACTTTGTCGCCAACTTTAAACATTGTAGAGGCTTCCGATTCTTCCATTTCATTCTCTTCCATCTCCTCATCTTCTTTATTAAACATTACATAATTATGAATAGTAATCATGTAATCTTCAGCAAGAATTGCCATTTGTTGTAAAAATGGTTCAGTAAGATTTTCTTTTACCATTGGGTCATTTAGTTTTTCTATTACATTTTTTGAATGTTGATATATAGAATTAATTGAACCGACTATCATTCCATAGAAATCTTCTTTATAATCTTCAAATTCATCTTCAACGTCTTCCATTTCTTCAACTTGAGCTAAAGTTTCATCCATTTTTAATAATTCAGCTTGATCAAATTCTGTTTCGCCATCCCATTCATATTCTTCATTTAGATAGTCGGCAGCTTGAGCTTTTTTAAGAGCTTCTTGACTTGGGCGATCAGGAGATCCAGGTTTTGCTGGTTTATAATTTTTGCCCATTCTTTTTTTCTTTTGTTGAATGTTATACCAAAGTCCTTTGTTTTTGGCTTGAATATCTACTTCTAATAATGATTTATTTTCTCCATTTTCTGCTGATCCACATCCTGGTTTACCGCAAGAACCTTTTGTATATTCTATTTCAAGAGATTTTTTATTTTGCATATAATTAGGCTTCAACTTTTTTACTTGGATGCCATGACCATTGGCAGCTCCAATATCGCGCGCGATATTTTGGCCCAGGATTATCGCAATTATGTCTAGCCCTAAAAGACTTTCTTCTGGCTGGATCTGATCTTTTTATAGATAAGTTTGGGTCACCGAACTTAACCATTACAATATTACCTTTATCATTCTTTACATAAACACCAAATTTTTTCTTGCTTCCTTTAGGAAGACGGAATGGTTTATTAAGTGGAGCTTTACCCTTCTTTGCTGCTTTTAATTGTTCTGTAAAATCTATTTCCATATTATATCAATGGAGTTTTATTTATATTTGTTCTTTCCCAAGCGATATATCTTGGGGTTTGTGAATATACATTAACATCACCTACATAAGCTTGGTCATTTAAACTTCCACCATCGCCAGCGTCTTGATATGTACAACCAGCTAAAATAAAATTAAAACTAGAATCACTTGCTGCATTACTACCATACTTTACATAAAGTGTGCCTGTGGATAAATTTTGTACAAATAATTCTCTGCGATAGATGTTATAATCTAAAATCTTAGTATTAGATGTACCAATTGTATAATTACTAATACCAGTGCTTTGTTCTGGGAAACTAGTAACTGCATCAAATTGCTGACTAAGATCTGCTTGGAATACAATTGTACCTTGAACGCCTGCTGGGTATGGATCACCAGTGATAAATAATTTTCCATCAATACTTGTTGTTTCCGCTAAAATTCCGCTTAAATATAAATTTGGTCCTGTTCCTGCAGCGCCAGTTAAAATATCTTCGATACTGTCTAATTTTGTCCAATCTAATCCTTTAAACCCTGTAAATCCAGGTTCTTCTGTATAAACTTCAACTACGTTTTTATTAAAATTACGGTCGTAAACATTGGCCATAGTAAATATAATTACACCTTAAAAATAAAAATATGTATTATAAATTATCTAGTTTCTCGCCACTGAATTGAAGCAAAACTACTTGTAGGATATGTTCCAGCTGAATCAATTCCTGATGCAACCATAACAAATATATTACTATCATTACTATCTATATTTTGACTAATGTAACCTCGTTTTGCGCTTCCGATAGCTGGATTAGATGATTGACTTGAAAATTTTCCTGCTCCTTGTCCACCAGCAATTACAAAACCATCGTTTATCATTATCCCACTTGTATAATTTACGCTAGTAGCGGTAGCATTATACTCTACAACGCTCTCATTATTTGAGCTAATCCAATTTCCGCCAATAAGTGATCCTGTGCTTGGTAAACGCCAAAATTCATAAACTATAGGAGCGCCTAATGTAGCTGCATTTACATTAAGTGGTCTAACAACGCTTCTATTTGGTTTTCCATAGTAACCAGTTTTTAATGCAATCGCTAATATTGGCACTTTTGATGTTTCATTTACTGCTATTGGATTATTATTTCTTGCGCTAAAATCAACGCCCGCTTCATTATAACCACCTTCACTAATAACTGTAGCACAAATTTGATCCATCTTATCTGTTCCAACTGCTGTAGTATAATTTCTTACTTCACAACGAATAGGTAAATTTGGATTGCTCCAATAAACGCTTTGTTTATAATTGCTATTGTAAAATTCATGAGCTATTATGGAATTACCATCATGTACAAATCCTGCTCTTACTCTACCAACTCCTAACCATTGATAGTCTGCAGTAAATAATTGTGTTTTTGTTATATCTAAATTAAATTGAGAAGTTCCATTTCCATTGCATTGATCTGTATTCCAATTATTTTGAGTAACTCTTTGATCATATACAAATCCAGATACATTAGATCTTAAAACAAAAGATAAAGTGCCATCTCCACTTTGTTCAAAGAATATACCATTATAATCATCAAAAAGACCAATTCTTTTACTTGTGCCAGCTCTATATCCTGTAAAATTAAAACTTTGAAAAGTTAATTGACTTTTTCCAGGCATGTAGTGATGATACATTCTACTTTGATGAATAGTATAAGCATTTGGTTCTGTTCCTACTGTGAGTATTGCTTTTGCTTGATTTATATCAAAAGTTACTGATGAATTTGTTCCACTTGTTTTAGTAAGAAGTTCTATTTCTTCTCCATAAACATGAGAATAGTCAGCAAGAGTAAATGGATTAGAAATTCTTTGTCTACCAAATGCATCAACATAAGCTGATTGAGATGCAAAATTTGTTACATTAACATCTACCCCATCTGCTAGATTATTTTTAATTGAATTTATGTTACTTCCAGCTTCACCACTAATATCAACATTATCAAATTGAGAAGTTAAATCTGCTTGAAAAACTATAGTACCTTGAACACCAGCAGGATAAGGATCTCCAGTTATAAAGAGTTTGTCGTCAACGCTATTTGTATCATTTTTGATGCCACTTAAAATTGAATTTGTAGTAGTAAGATTTACATCAAGACCAGAGATTACTACTCCTTGTCTTAAAATATTTTCAACATCATCTAATTTATTCCAATCTAAACCTTTGAATCCAGTAAAACCTGGTTCTTCTGTATAAACCTCAACAACATTTTTATTAAAATTTGGATCGTAGATGTTAGACATATAGATTAATTTGTGTGATAAATGATAGAAACCAATCCTGAAGTTTCTACATAAAGATCATCTCCTCCACAATTTACTGTTGCTGGAAGATTATAATTACCTGCTCCAACATATAATACTACTGTGCCAGATGCGTCTTTTATTTTAAATGTAGAATTTGCTGTGCAACTAATTCCAAGAAGATAAATATTCTTTCCATCTCCTGGAGAACTTAAAATAACACCATTTCCACTTCTATTGGCAGATAAAGCTTCAGCTTCGAATCCCGTGTCTCTAAAGAAGTACTTTGGCATATAAAGCTATTACACTTTATTTCTTATTATCTAATTGTTCAAATTTTTCAATTATATAAGCTAAAATATCATTACGCATAATATCATCTGTACCAAATTTAAAAGTCATTATGCCTTTATCAGAACTTTTCTTATCATCAAATAGATCATATATCTTTTCAAAACCACTATTTTTAATATCAGATTGGCGAATGTCGCCAATTAATATAAGTTTACTAAATTTACCCATTCTAGTAGTAATTAATAAGAGATCATGTATGCTTAAATTCTGTGCTTCATCGCATATAATATAACTAGCATTTATACTTAAGCCTCTAAGAAATCCTACTGGTAAACCTTTGACTCTTTCCTCTTTTAACAATCTTTCAACTTGTCCCTTGGGTAATAATTCATGTAATTTATCCATAAGTGGTTGAAGATAAGGGTCTAGTTTACTATGAAGATCTCCTTTAAGAAAGCCAAGGTTATGAGTTGAACTTTCTACTGGGTTACGAATATAAAAAATTTCACCGATCTTCTTTTCATTTAAAGCTTTTAATGCTGCGTATACTGAAAGAAGACTTTTGGCTGTTCCTGCTGGACCTTTACAAAATACGATTTTTGTTTCTTTTGAAAGAAGAAGTTGTATAAATTTCTTTTGGTTATCTGTCCATTGTAATTCACGAATATCCAAGAACCCTTCAATTTTGTCTCTTTGAGGTACTACTGGTGATTTATCTTCTATCTTACGTTTATTTTTTTTAGACATTCTAGCTTACCTATTTAATTACACCCGTATTGTATTAATTTTAATTATTTTTAATTTTTATTAAAAATTAAACTAGAGCGTAACCTTTTTTAAATTTTAGATTTAATTCAAAAGGATTTACTGCTACTCCACGATCAAATCTTTTAATAAAACTTGTTGCTTCTTCTGGCATCTTTGCAACAAATATTTTTTCATCAATTTTTAATGTTACATGACTTGGAAGCACAGAAACTTCTTCTATCTTTTTCTTCATTTTGCTTTTGATTGCGCGAGCGATGGCGCAATTTTGTGGATTAGCTTTTTCGCCCTCAAGTATATTTTTATCTGTTATTTTGAATTTTAGTTGTTTCATTTAGTTTCTCCGTTTATTTGTTTTACACCATATTCATAATTGTCAGAATCTTCTGTTACCCACTTAGGACAGTTTTCGACGCTATAAATATGACTATTGACTTTTCTTTCAATAAGATTTTGGCCTTGTTTTGTAACAAAATTTGGATCATATAATCTTAATCTATTATTTGGTTGGATAGCAAAATTGCCATTATCTAGTTGAAGTACATGTCCACACTTATGTTGACCTGGACTTTCGCTAAATCCAAAGTTAAGTTCATTAAAATCACTATGTGCCCAATCTAATGTAAAAAGATAAGTTCCAAAATATTCTTTGCCATTACGCGAAAGAAATTTTAATTTTTTATTTTGAAGTATTGAAAATTTAGTTACTGCAATATGATAGCTAAAACTATCCCAAAGTTCTAATTCATGAAGATCTTGTTCTGGTATTCCTTCTTTCGTGCAGAATGCGCTAATTGGTGCATGCCACCAAATCCCGCCATCTTCCATAATAAAATTAAAAAGAGGAACTTGAGATGGTAAAGATGTTACTCCAAATATTAACGCTTGAAAATATTTATCATGGCTATCTTTTTGATTTCTTAAATAATTTCCTCTTACATAACACTCTATTGGAGGAATATTTGCGTTAAGAAAAGCCATTTTTAATTTTTACACTCTTTTAAGGTGTAATATACTTTATATTTATGCCATTATCAGGAAAACAACATACGTTAATAGGAAGAACCGTACAAGGTAAACCTATATTTTATATTCCTAGCGCTGTTGGAAGCTTACTTTTTAATAATTCAAATCAATTTTTACAATTTCCAAGAGAAGGAGTAATAAGTCTTACAGATGGGGCTTCTCCTTTTACTATAGAAGCATGGATAAAACCTACATCAATAAGAAATCCTAGTCCTGGTGATTACGGAAATATAATTATTGGAGATACTGAAAGTGGTGGAAATAACTGGTCATTGCAATTATTAAATAATAAAGTATCATTTTATAGCTATAGCACCGACTTCGGCGGTACTTTTTTTAATTCAAATAGCGAAATACAATTAAATGAATGGACACATGTTGCTGTTTCGTATAATGCTCTAGAATCTATATTGTCTATTTTTATTAATGGAGTATCGGATGCAACTTTTGGTGAGTATTATCCACCTAATAATCAATTTAGTGTTATAACAATTGGTAATCTTTTTAATACAGGTAGTACTCCTTGGAGTAATGGAGATTATGCTTATCAAGGATACATAACAAACTTGAGAATTAATGACGATCAATATTTTTATGAATTCGTGAGTCCATTTGAACCCACAGCCCCTTTGGGATATATATCTGGTACAACTCTAATATTATTAGCTAATCAAAATGAACCAACAAAAGATTCTAGTCCTGGAAATGTTACTATAACTAATGTAGGATCTGTAACTTATAGTTCTCAATATCCAACTGTTGCTGACTGCGCTAATAATGATGCTAAAGTTCTAATGGTGGGATGGTTTATTGGACCAGTATCTTTACCACGAGCTTTAACTCGTGAAAACGAAAATCTTTATACTTATTTTGATGAAACATTATCTAGGGCGAATACTTCTAGTCCATGGATTTATGCTAATCTTGGAACTCCCCTCGCAACATCATTAACTGTTTCGCAATTTCCTTGGCAAGCTGCGTGGCCATCTCCTTTTACAGCTACTAAAGCTTGTGCGGCTTTTATAAATCAAATTATTATTTCTAATGGCACATATGCAGCAGCAAATAGTACTTATACAAGAAATCAATCTAATCTTGCTTTTACTAGAGCAGATGGACAAGGATCTATTTTTTGGAATGGATCTGAATGGTATATATTCTCTGCAGATATAGGAAATGTAGCAGTAAATTATCTTAATCTAGATGTTAATAGTTGGGAACCGCATCCTCCTGGAAATTCTTCTAATATTATAGCAGTTAATACTTAATTTAAAAGCATATAGTAAAAAACACTTTATAGCAAAAATAGCCCAGCGGAAATTTTCACCTTTGAGGATATGTTATTGTATTGAATTTTAATAGATTTCTAAAAAAGGGTAGGGGGTTATATAAGATAGATAACATAGTAATATAAGCTTAATATTAGCCTTTTCTTTGTATTATTTAAATAAGGTTTATAGCATAGATAAGAATAGATAGGATAAGATAAATAAGTAATATATTAAAATAGTGTGGAGATTGAAGATAGTACCCCCTCGACACATTTGCAACTCGCGTTCTTCTGATTTTTTCAAAAATGGGGTGGCCATATGCAAAATAAAAGGGGATAGGGTAGCCCCAAAGTCCTAAGTTGTTGATAATCAATGAAATTTAAATGCAAAAAAACCCTTGCAGAAATCCTATTCTGTGATAGATTAAGAGTATGAAAGTTAAAGCAAACATCAAGTTCGACCTGAACGAAACCATCCGCAGACTCAACGCTATCGCAGAAGGCTACAAAGCCTCTGCTCAACGCCTCGACAACATCGTGGCAGAAGCCCAAGCGAAGAAGGACGAAGCCCATCAGAAGTATATGGGTGAACCCATCATCAAATAAATTACTTGACGAAAATCGAACCAAAGGACAAACTAGATCATATGAAAAACCAAATCACCATCACCAAACAACCCTTCGGCAACACTACCGCTTTCCTCTTGGAAGGCGATAAGAACCACATCGAGAATTTTCACAACGCTATGTATAACCATAGTGCAACCAATGGCGAGTTGCACGATATGGGCAACGGCAAGGCGTTCTACTTCTACGCACAACCCGAGGCTGTGCTGGAAGCGATGACCAAAGTGGCTCTCTATGCTCTATGCAATAAGATCAAAGCTAAAGGGATGAAGGGTGGACTTCTCGCCCTTGCAAAGCAGAAGGCACAAGACAAGTTCGATGCGATTAAGGATGGGCGATTCCTTCGCACCAGCATCAGCACCGATGTCTTTAACCTTGGAAGCATCACCGCAGAGAAGCCTAGCGACTACTGCGGAGCCATCAGCAGCGGGAGAGATTAATGACCGCAGAGATTCTTGTTATAGCTTTGACCATCCTAGGTGAAGCACGAGGCGAAGGCTTTGAGGGAATGGCGGGTGTTGCGTCTGTCATTCAGACACGAGCCATCGAGCGAAAGCAAACACCTACACAAGTCTGCCTTGCACCAAAGCAGTTCAGCTTCTGGAATGGTGGAGTGAGTGAGGCAAAGAAGCAGGAGCTTCTAAAGAACCCACAAGCACCCAACGCCATCCGTCTTGCTAAACTTGTAGCAGAGAAACGAATGCCCGATGTTGTGCAGGGAGCAAACCACTACCACACCTTCCAAGTGTCGCCTAAGTGGTCAAAGGGTGAGAAGCCCATAGCAGTCATTCAGAATCACAAGTTTTACCGTTTGTAAGACTTGACAACAAAGAAAGGTATGATAAACTAAACATATGAATAAGACCATCAATAATGAAGAAGTAATCGAGTTAGCTAGCCGTCTAGTTAACATTATCAAAGAGCTAAACAATAACCGCTTCAGCAACACGGCTGGAGTTTACCTTAACGAGTTGAGCGATCTACTCAAGACGAGGAGCATTTAACATGATGGCGAGAGCAATACTCATTGACCCATTCACCGAAACAGTCTCACAGGTCACGCTTGTAGACACTAAACTTCAAACGCTAAAGAACCTCATCGAGTGCGAGATCATCACGATGACAGGTCTCGCTGATGGCGTGGACATGATTCTAGATGATGAAGGACTCTTGAAAGATTCAGAATCTCAAGCCTACTTCAAGTTCGGGATCGGTTCACAGCCTTTCGCTGGTAAAGCGTTGATCGTTGGAACAAACGACGAAGGCGAAACTGTTTCTGTCCCCGAAAATGTCACGACCGAAAAAGTTTTCGAGCGTGTGATCTTTTTCAAACCCTCAAAAAAATATCTCGAAGAATCTCTAGAAATAAAAGTGATGCCTTTTTAACCGCACTTCGTAAGTTGTTCAATACCAACGACTTACGCAGGGCGGGTCCCTTACGTTGTAACTCCTTGTCAATCAACGAAATTTAAATGAAGATTTTTCTTGCGAAAAATGAAAAATGTGATAGATTAAAGGTAGAAAGAAAGAAGAAAAAAATGAAAACAAAAATCAAAATCAAATTCGACATCAACGAAACAATCAAACGCCTTGAAGAAATTTCCAAAGGCTATCAAGAATCCGCAAAGCGGATGGAAAAAATCATCGTCAAAATGGACGAAATCGAAACTCTTAAGAAAGGATAAATCGATGAACATACAAATAAATCCAGAACTATACGAAAACAAAAACATCTGCCGATATGGTCACGACAAGTTGCTCGTGAAAATCTTCCCTTCCACTATCGGTTGGAAAACTAAAACCGCAACCGCTGAAATCCTCGAAGGAGAGGATAAGGGTAAGTGGACAACCATTTACCTTCGCAAAGGTTTGTATCCCGTTGATGCTCAATAAGAAATAAAAGTTGACAAAATCAAAAAATCTGATAGGATAAAAGTATGAAAGATAAGAACAAAACAATGCAACCCGAAATCGGAACCTTCTACCTCTTGACCTATGACAAGACCAAGACCCCTTGGCTTCCTAATGATGAAGTGCTTTTCGTTAAGGATAATGAAACCTTCATTAAAATCAGCATCAGTCAAGGTGCGGGATATAGCTCCCGATGGGATTGGGCAACCGAAAACGCTGTGACCATCACGAAGCTCGCAACGAATAAACATCTCTTGGATCAACTCAACCTCTCGGTTGAAATTGGCAGAGACATCGCCAAAGCGGAAGGAGTCTAAAAAGATGAAAAAAATTCTTTTCAAAATAAATAAAAAAACTTTTCGTCTCGCAGTTTCTCACGGCGAAAAGAAAAACTTTTTGCGTGAAAGATTTTTTTACTATGTTTCTGCGAGTTGCTTGAATCTACGAGACCTGTTATAAGTCTCTAAGCATCAACGACTTACACGCGCAGGGAGGCGCTCTTTGTAAGTGCTTAATAATCAAGAACTTATAAATCTTGATCTTTGACCAAAACCTGATGGAAGCGAAAAGATCGCAAACGATCTTAAACCAAAACCTGATGGAATGCAAAAAATCTAAATCTTTGAATATCAAATAGTTACATAAACAAGGCCCCCGCGCGCGCAAACCCTTGACTATCAACGACTTACATCGCTTGACAATATATAAAAATCTGATATCCTCTTTTTATGCAAAACAAAATAAGAATCTTTGCCGAACCTTTTGGCCCCAACCTCGCCTATTTGATTGAGGCAGATTTCGTATCTGCTGAAAGATTCTATAATGCTATTTATAATTTCGGCGGAACAAATTACAAATTACAAGATCGTGGAAGCGGAAAAGCATTTTACTTTTATGCCGAACCAGCAAAGTTTCGCAGGGCTTTATCTCTCGCACTCGCCACGAATCTCGAATCATCTTTTGCTCAAGGCGATTGGAATTCTCACGCAGAAGCGTTGGCAGACCAAATAATTTCAGAAATAAAACCAGCAACTTTTGTAAGGCGTTGTCATTCAATGGAATATTCTTATAGAAAATCTTTGACAGAATCATAATCTGTGATACATTACCTATATGAACCAAAACGACATATCATATCTAGCCTCGATTAACTGCACCGAAGCCTTTGCTGATGCGGAGGCGTTCTTCGACTACATCAACTCCCCTGATGTAATCAACGAAATGCTCAACAAGATGGCTCCCTGTTACGATGAGAGGGATACCGAGGTCACCAACTTCTTCGGCGCGAAGGCTGTTCCTTTTCGCCTCACCTGTCAGAATGGAATGGAGGTCAAATAACATGGACTACAAAGCCTCTCTCAAGGAGTGGATGAACCAGCATATGCTGACTCGGTTAGATGTGCGCGACATCCTTAACGAGATGACGCGTGATGACGAGCGCATCCTCGCATCTTCTCAATCTAACCTCTCTGATGTAAATGAATCGATGGATGGTGACTTCGATTCTGCTATGGCCTCTGCTGGTCACGGAACCGATGAGGACTATGGTGGTGGATGCTACCAGATGGAAGACTTCGGTTGGGCTGGTGATCCAGAAATTTGTGGAGAATAACATGGAAAAATATATACTCGCAATCGCTGGGCTTGGGCTTTTCTTTGTTGCCCTCGCTCTATTAGAAACCCTTATCAACTTTGGCCTCTGGCTTTGGGAACATAAACGTAAGTAGTTAAGTATCAACGACTTACGGCGCGGGGGAGCGGCCTTGCGTAAGTCTTTAAGTATCAATAACTTACATTGAAGCTCGCCAACCTTCAAAAAATTCGTCTATCTCTCTTTCTTTTTGCAGAAAAGTTTTGTTTGAATCTAGAGGGGGATTATCGTTATCGCTCCACGGATAAAAAGTTTCAAGATTTTCGTTTAATAGTTTTTCGATGTTCATTTTGATATGATAAAAGTTGTAATAATTCCTAGAATAATTAAAGCAATAAATGTTTCCATTGAGACATCTTAATGCTTTTTGTAGTTAATTGCAAACTCTGTTTTGTGCCAGCATGCACGACACGAACCGCACTTGTTCCCTTGTTTCGATGAAGGGCAATTAAATTCTCCCTTGTTGCTTGCACCGCTAACGCAGAGGCCAAGTCTCTCAGCCAATCCTACCGGTGCGGGGCCGTTCATCATAAGAGCAGATAAACGAATCGTAAGATTAAAAGGAACTTCACCGCCTTTTGCTATATACTCTGAAACGAAAGAGTATTCACGAGTAGGCAACCAAAAAGAAATATGCGGAAGGTTTTTAGCAATCTTAACAATCTTCTCAAGATGCCAAATGCCTTGCAAATCTCCCGAATCGTGCCAACGGAAGTGAGGGTTGTTTGCTTTACCAATAAGGTAAGTCATCGCATCCACCCAAAGATCGTGAGTAAGAGAAGCGAAACGCTTTTCCATCGCCGCTTGAACATTAGGGAAAACATAACGCCCTTTAAGAGCATAGCAGAACGCGCAAATGCTTCCCGCAACTTGACGCATTTTTTGCCCGATGATGCAACGCTTTGCGGGCGTTGAATAAGCATACCCTGGCATCTTTGAAGGTTTAGATAGTGTGCCGACAATAGCTTCGGCTTGCTTTTTGTTTTTGAACATAAAAATACTTTATCAGTTTTTTTTCTTGTGACAAGTTTTTTCTGCAGTTAAATCTCGTTCAATATCAATGACTTACGCACGCAGGGACCCCGCTTCTGTAAGTGCTTGATAGTAAAAGACTTAGGGCTAAACGGATTCGAACCGATACACCCTCATTGAAAGCGAGGAGTCCTAACCATTAGACGATAGCCCCAAAATATAGTATTTAACTTATTATATTAGGTATTTTTGTATTTATCAATTACTATTTGCTATTTTGTGTAATCTACTTTAGAATTTAGATATGAACTCAAAAGTCAGCGGTATACTAGAAAACTCTGCATTATATAAACAATTCCTCAAAGAACGAGAAGAGATATTAAAACACAAGTGGATTGAAAGCGAGAAAGCTGGCCACGACGTAGGATTTGAATGGGCTTTGCTTGATTGGAATTTTAATTATAGAAATGGTTGGAAAAATAAATAATTCTTCCGCTCTCTCTGCTCTAGAATCAGAGAAAATATATACCCACCTTTAATTGCCTCAGACTCTGGGCATTGGGGCTTCAATGGCTTTATGGAGGAAGTCATACTCACTCATTGCGGAAAGAACTTTAGTTATCTTAACATAGTTTAATTTTAGTGCAATAAAAAAGGCAAGATTTTTTAGGTCTCGCCCTTTCTATAAATATCTCTCTGTTGTTAAACTGGCGAGAGACCTCCAGCAATTCTGTCATAACGGAACTGACGATGTCCAAATCCGTCACGACCAGAGAAGCACCAAGAAATGAAAAGTTTGTTTCCAGTCTTAGATACATAACGAGTGGTAGGAACGCCAACGATGTAAGTATAAACCTCGGTTCCATTGTAAGGCTTATAGTTGATGATATACCGCTGTCCTAAAATAAAATAGAACAGACCCTTAATCATCTCCCAATAGGTGATGTTGTTTTGTTTCTTCATTTAATAATCATACCATAATTTGTTTTCTCTGCAAGAAATAAATCTCGTTGTCCATCAACGACTTACGCGGCGAGAGTCCCCGCCGATGTAACTACTTAATAATCAACAACTTACAAAAGTTAAGTTATTCTTCTGATTCTTTCCAATTTGGATGCGCTTTAGCCCACTTAACGAAAACAACTTCCAACTCTGCTAAATATTTCTCTATTTGAGCAATGAGTTTAGGATCTTCATCTTTAAGAACTCTTTTCTCTAGGATCTTGCTGATTCTATTCTCATGCTTCATATATATTATTTTACAGTGCTATGAGAAATATTTCAATTATTATTTTCGATATGAATGATTTTTGGGAAAAATTATTTTAGATGTGTAATTATAATTTTCGAAACCTCTATCCAAAGTCCCCACGATATACTTCCACAAATCATAAAAAGAAAAATCCACCAAAAATTTCTTTCAAACCATCTCACATAAAAGTCTTACAGGTAAAAAAATCTTTTGGGAAAAATTCTCGCTTTCAGCAGGGATTGAACCTGCAACCTACGGATTAGAAATCCGTTGCTCTATCCAATTGAGCTATGAAAGCGATGGTCGCCTAGGTCAGACTCGAACTGACACTATAACGATTTTAAGTCGTTTGCCTCTGCCATTGGGCTACTAGGCGAATCTTTTTAGCTGTCAGTATCTAACTTTTCAGCCGAAACTTGTCCGAGAGCATAGGTAGGCTCAACCTGTGCTGTGCGAACAAAGAACTCGCTAGGAATCTTGTTGATCGTATTCTTCACACGATTCAACACAACTTCTTTTAGTCCGCCCTTGGAACCACGAAACTTTTTACCAAGTTTATCTGTGATACCATTCATAACATACTTAAACATTACTCGCTCTAGCTTATCCATAGTAATCCAAAAATAAGCAAAATCCTCGCTCATCCATTTAAGCTCACCATTTGTTCCGCCCCAATTATAGATGCGGTTATGAAACTGCTCTATGTCTGTGGGTTTTCCTTTAATACCAATTACCCAATGTGCTCCAAGATTTTGTTTAACGAGTTGCATCTTTTTTCTCCTTTTGTTTTTCTGCTCTTGCTTTGAAGTATGCCTTAATATCTTCTTCTGTCAATTCTGTATGTTTTGCATAGCCATTAAGCATCCAATGATAAGTGGGTGCAACAAGGTGGCTATCCTTAATAATGTCATAAGTTTGTTTCATTGTTTTTAGTTTAACAGGGTTTACTTTTTTGTCAAGGATTTTTGTAAAGTTTTTTTGGATCGTGTAGGACTCGAACCTACAACCAATTGGTTAAAAGCCAACTGCTCTACCATTGAGCTAACGATCCGAAAATCTTGGGCGCACAAGGACTTGAACCTTGGACCAAGGGATTATGAGTCCCCTGCTCTGACCACTGAGCTATACGCCCAATAAATTAAGCGGCTGAAATCTCCGTTGGAAATTCGCTAGGCTCTGGAACGAGCTTGAACGCCACATTAAAAGCCTTGCTAATCCTATAAAGATCCTGCAAGCTGTATGTGTTCTGTTTGGTTGCTTCACGGATTCGAGCGTCCATAATGTAAGCCCTGCGCTCACCAAAGATCACTCTGGTATAGTAAGGAGTCCACTTAGGAGCTTCCCAGTTTGAGGTTTTGTTTGTCATAGGTTTAATATACAATAGTTTGATAAATAGTCAACAAAAATAATCTGTTGAACATCAAAGACTTATGGTACGAGGGGAAGGATTCGAACCTTCATTTTGCTCAAATCTAGAGCGACCAGAGTATAAGTCTGGGGTCTTAACCAGTTAGACGACCCTCGCATCACCTAGCCCGTAGCTAGTATCGGCCTCCGAACTTTAAGCTCTCTTTTCAGAGCCAATCTTTTTAATCACGACCTTCGTGCCATCAGGCCACGCACGGATGACCTTCTTCCAAAAGTCAGCTTCTGCTTCAGCTTCTTTTAGGTCTGTGTGCATATCCTCGCTAACACGAATGCCATCACGCAAAACGATATATCTTACATTCATTCTTCTACCTCCACGGCGATTTCATTGTCAAATAGTGAGCCACCATCAACCTTGTCGCAGATCACGATGTCATTACTGCCATCATCACCAGCATACACGGCACGAAGTTTCTTTACTTGACTATATTCTTTTTTAGTCCATTGACTCTCTGGAACGCCGAGGACTTGCAGAGCCTCAACTCTCTCTGGAGGGATCGCCTCACCACTTACTGCACACTTATGGGTCATAGTTGTGATTGTAATATGTTTTGTTATTCTGTCAAGCGATTTTACGAGGACGACCACGCCCACGCTTCTCACCACTAGGCAGAATTGATGTTGCATTATAGTTTGTTAGTTTCTCCTGCAATTCATTGAAACGCTTGTTTGCATCTTCAATGCTAGTGCAAGTGAAAGCCCAATCACCCCATTGACTATCGCTAGGATACATTTCAGCGGGAGGCATCTTGACTCCTGCAATCTCGTATCCGTTGTGACGCTTAATAGCTACGACTTCATAATGATGATTGTCGCTTTCGGGGTCATCGAGTTGCTTTTTGTAGATGGCAATATCGCCATCACGCTTTACCTGCTGAAGTTTGAATCCTTTTGAAGTAAAAGATTCTTCAAGAATTTTCAATTTTAGTTCCCGCTGGAAGCCAGTTTTTGGGGTCAAGGTTTTCCCCAATATAACCAACTTGGGTTTCGGTTTTAGTTTTCGGGTCAGTAGCGTAAATAGCCCAGCCACCTTCAGCGAGCTTCTTTACTTTAGTGATGTTCATATGATAATTATAATATACTTTTAGATTAATTCAAGACAAAAATTTCACGACCAATAACACCAGCCCATTTAGCCTTATATACAGGACGCTTGGTATCAGCATAAACAAAACTCTTATACTTATAGGGATTATATGTTACTTGCCGTTCTCCGTGAATAGGCCAACCTTCGTCTGGTGTGCCACACACAAAGGCGTGGACATTCTTACGCTTTTCTTTTAAGACTCGGTTTCTGCCAGCTTGACTCACCCTAAAATCAACATCTTTAAGAAAGAACTCTGAACTATGTTGTAGGACTTTGCCTTTAAGCATAATACTTAAACAATGTTTATGTAGGTTATAGTAGACTTTATGTTTTGCTTTCACTAGCTTAACTATAAGATAAATTCTATAAATGTCAAGGTTTATAAGTGCTTGATAGTCAACGACTTACAGCAGCGGGGTCCCGCGCGGCGTAAGTGCTTGATGCTCAACAACTTGCAACTTATCGAATTTCGACAAAAAAGAAGCGGGGGATTTACCCCCGCCTCTGTTAAGGTTTCGCTTTAGTTTAGGCGACCAGTTTCAAGAGGTCTTCGTCACGAGTCTTGCCGCTGAAGACTTTGAGCAGGTCACGGTTGACGCGCTCGCTGTACTCATAACGCTCTTGCGAGACATTGCGAGTCAGGAACTGAGTTGCCGCATTATAAAGGTTATACAGATTGCGATCTGTATCCTCCTCATAAGCGGGATTGCGCCAAACAGCCTCGATGCCCTCGCGCACCTTGCCGGAGATAATGTCTTTCTCTTCCAGCTTGGTGAGCAGGTTCAAGCCCTGTTCGTTAGTGAGAGCTCTCTGCGCTAGTTTGTTGAAAACTTGCGCCGAGGATTCCACGCTGTCGCAAGCATGAGCCAATGCATCACCAACGAAGTCGAGATTGACAGCAAGCGTGTGACGCTTGGTCATGCTGAACTCCTTGGTAAGCGAGGTCATACCGTTCTCACAGACGAGACGAAGGAAGCCTAGGGATAACGAAACACGAGTTGAGCGGTCATAACTATTGTTAACGACCAGCCGCAATCCGAGAATGTCACCCTTGGCTCGCTTGCCCACGGGCTTCAATTCCGTTTTGAAATCGGTGAAGTCGTAGGAAGCGTAGAAACGAGCACCGTCACGCACGACGAACTTCTTCGAGGTAAAATTCGAGAGTTTGTCATGATTGGCGAGGTTGGTTTCCACCATCTCGATGAGGTCTGCATTTTTCACCACACCATACTGCTCGGTGCAAACTCCGAGTGTAATGGGTTCGGCGGTGTCACGGCGCACCATGCCGAAGTATCCTGTCCTCTTGCCGTCAGTTGTGAGGAGTGGCTCTTGGTGTACATCAAAATCGTATACACTTTGAGCGGGTTTGGTTTGTCTTGCCATAAGATAATCATACCATACTTTTAACTTGTGACAAGAACTTTTTTCATATCATAAGATACTGACCTCTAGGGTGTTAGGTATCCTGTCAAAAATAAATGCTATCATACATAACCCCTTGAATATCAACGACTTGCACGCGCGGGGGGCGCGCCCACGTAACTATATAATAATCAAGTACTTATGTCAAACTAAATTTAATATTACTCTTTCTATATTCTCTTACCTTACGCATAGCATATAATGTAGCATCTACTTCACTTAAACTAGCTTTAGTACCCATATTATATTTACGAATCTTTTTAATACCATGAAAGAACTTCTTTTTCCTTTGCATCTCTCCATTATTACATTCCCATTTAGTATTCTTATACTGCCAAATATGCCTTAATTCATGAGCAACTAGATCAATTAATGATTCTTCCCAGCTATATGTTTTAACAGGTAAATATCCTCTCTCACCGCCACTAATATAAGGCTTAATATACTTGGTATATTTAGGCACACCAATATGTGCTCTCATACTCACACTCCAAGCCCTACCATGAAAGCTATACTTGGTATTACCAAAGTCTATCTTCTGAACATCTTTAAGGTGCAATCCTTGGGGCAAGCACCACTTAACAATTTCTTTTAATTTATCTGAACAATAGTTGGTTGTATTAATGAGCTTCATAAACTCAATAATATATTAAATTAATTTTATGTCAAATCAAAAAGGCACAGAGCTATCGTATGTTACTATAACAGGATGTCCCTCGTCCAGAATATCTATCTGTTTATCAGTAAAAACTAATGTAGCTTTATAATACTCATCATTATTACTAATAGTTATATCACTATTTAGTTGCTCTTCGTTTAGCTTTTTAAGTTTATTTAATAGGTCGCGGTAGGTAATTGTCATATATTTACTTTAATCTAAATTCTTATTTAGTCAATTTCTTTTTCTTCTTTGAGGAAGGTTTATTCCATGTAGGATTACTCCATATACGATGAATCATTTTAAGGTATCGCCTTCTTTCTGCCCAAGTCATTTCGTAGTTTTGAAATATCATATATTATTTAGTTAATAGTATTCTTAATAGCTCTGATGCTCCACCTGCTTCATCAGCAAACTCTTTGAACAATTCAACTATTTGAATATTAGATAATTGGCCGCGCTCGTAATTTATTATTTTATTAATATCAATCATATTTAATAATGATTAAGATAAATATAAAGAGCCGTGAAAGTTATGATAAGAAAGGCAACTATTGTATCTCCTGTGATCATACAAATGGCAATATTAATCCTGCAATAACAAAGCCAAGTGAAATTAACAAGGAAACTTGAATGATGATCTTACTCATCATCCTCGTCCTCATCGCACTCGACATCAACTGCTTCGAAGGTATAATCAACCTCGTCCCAATCAAGGGAGAAGCCATTTGCGTCTGTGCAATTCTCTGCGAGTTCCATAGCCTTGTCAATCGCTTCCATATCATTCGTGGCTTCCACCTCGATGTCTACTTCTGCGATCTGGTTGCGTTGCATACGAATCGTGAATTTTTTTGTTTCGGTGTTGTTCATAGGTTTACTATAATGTATTTTTTAATATAGTCAAATACTATTTTTGATTAATTCTACTTTCCAGTTCTTGTTAATCCAGCTAGTAATCATATCAGTATAATAAGTAGTAGTTATTTGCCACAAATCTCTTTCGATTCTAATCCTATCAAAGCTATAATAGATATATTGATTAACTAATTTGCCTGTGCCATAATTGCTATCAAGCACATCTATTTTAATATTAGTTAAAGTCTTGGGAATAGACACCTTGATCTTTCCGCCAACAGCATACTCGCCAATCTTGAATGTTTTAGTCATTCAATTAATATATGCTAAATTTATATTTTGTCAATCCTCGATGCTTTGAAGCTTTCGCATTCGAATCCTGTGAAATCTTTTATTGCTTGACCGCCCCTGCAGTTCAAGTTGCCAAAGCCTTTGTCCGCTTGATATTTACTTAAATCAACATAAATAGTATTTGGTAAGATACCATTAATAATACCATTAGGTTGCTTGTAGACTATATCGTATAATTTGTATCTCATATTTAACGAGCCAGAAATCGGATTCGAACCGATGACCTGCGGTTTACAAAACCGCTGCACTACCGCTGTGCTATTCTGGCCTATTTATTATTATGATACTATTATTTTACTTTTTCAAGGATATCTTGTTCTTTTACCCATTGAACATAAACTAAATCAACAAATATTTCATATCTAATACTATAGTCCCAATTTAAATTTGCTTGTCTTATATTAATTATTTCACCAATTACTATTTCATTATTGTAAATGCACTTATATTTTACTTTATCTCCAACCTTGTATTTAGGATTACTCATAGACTTAATAAAAATTTAGCTATGCCAAATATTATAAGTCCGATAATCAAAGTAAATATATATTCTGAGCCGTCTTTCATTTAATTCTCTAAAAGCTAAGTATATAAAAAGACCCCCTGTACCGAGGTAGATGCCGCCGACCCATTTCGGATCAGCGGTTAGGCCTCGGCACACCTTAATTGTTAAACTTATTATTGTTAATTCTAATAAGAGCGGACTGTATAATGCTACTATAATATCACTAATATAGTAGTTGGGTCAGAATGATAGATTATTGTTGGAATCTCACTATCTCAGTCTCTACACCTTCCTATCAACATAAATTCCAGATAGGCTTGGCTCGGTAATGTCATCTCAGATTTCTACCGAATTTACTCCACTTTCTACATACTTAGTTTTTAAAGAACTACTAAGTATTACACTCAAAAATAAAAGAAAAATATGGTTTCGGCGACACCAAAAAACGCTCACAGGATATATGGCTTTAGCAGGGTTCCGCTTTACTAAAGCATCCAATCTGTGATCTAATACGGAAAATTTTCCACTGGCATCTCAGTGCCCCAACGCACATCTTAGGCCAATGATTCGGTTAGTTCGTCCATGTTTTTTATCGAGGCTTTTAGCGAAATACTTTGCGGTATTTTTCTCGCAAAGGGTATACTTTTCGCTTTAGGTTAACGGACAACCTTATTAATCTCGCCCCGTTGATATCAAAGAACATACAGGGAACGAAAGACCATCAAGAGATCAACCTCGACATATCTTCCAATACATCCTCTCGCAACCGAGAGTTTGCCCTGTATCAATATATATTAATTGTTTTTTTATTTTTCGTCAAGTTTTTTTTCTAGTTGATCCACTCCCAATAAATCGCCAAACAAAGCCCCGAGAAAATTAAAACAATCTCCATATGATAAACTTTTCTCCATTTCTTTTTTGCTCATACAAGTATTATACATCAAATACAATATTTTGTAGAACATTTATTTTTTTATTCTGCCTAAATAGGACTCGAACCTATAACCATACCGTTAACAGCGGTACGCTCTACCATTGAGCTATTAGGCAAAACGGCGAGGGTTTACGATACCCACAAACGATTCGCTTATTACGGAAGCGACCACCGATGACCTCACCATCACCTCACATAAATCTTTGTCTACTTTAGGCCAATTCTAGTTCGCTGTCAAGTTTCTTGGTTTTACCCATCCAGCTTTCGGGCATAATGTGTTTGAACCAATCTTGCATCGAAGGAATACGACCCAAATCTTCAACGACATGCTGTTCGCCAATCCAGCGAGTAGGAATCTTTTTGCCGTTGGATAATGTGATCGTATGACCAAATATCCTCTCACACATAAATATTCCTTCGGCGTGATGACGCAACGCACGATGACGGAAGTCTGCCATCATCATCTTTGATTCATCGAACCAATCGTGAATCTTCTGATAATCTTCGGGAACGCCTCCCCATTTCTTTGCTGAAGATATAGAATGATGGTAAGGGTTAGCCATTAGAATGTCTCCTCGGTAGTATTCACGCTTTCAACACGCTCATTAAACTCAAGACTAATCTTGCGATTAAGAACATCAAAGCTGAATGTGCCGTAAGAACCTTCGTTGATTTCCCAGCCCATGTGCGTAGATGCTAACTTATCATAGCATACTTCATGCACGAGTTCTTCAACACAACCTTCACGAGCAGGCAGTTCTTCCATCTTCTTCTTCTTTTCATTCCAATGGTATCCAGCCTCAAGCCTAGACCCTTGAATATTATCGAGGGGTGCGGCTACATCTTTATCACGATGGTCGTAATAATTAACAGCGTTAATCTGACCGCTATCGCCACAACCATCAAATGTTGCTTCAATAGAAGTAATCCTAGTATTGTTTTCTAGGTAATCAAATAATGCTTTTGCATTACGCTTGACTGCTTCGGCTTTGGTTAGACGCTCTTCTGCTATCTTCTGATAGATGTCGTTCATCTTGGGTAATTTAATTTTTTTGGATTTGCTCATACATTGAGCATACCACAAACTAAATCCTAGTCAAGACCCTCGGCGACTTTTCTTTTTCTTCTTAAAGATATTAAAGATATCACACTTATAATCATATAGCTTACCGCATACCCAATAAGTGCTATACATCGATATCCAAAGTACGAGTGCAATTGATATTAATTTGATCATATTATTTAAATCCTTGACATTCCTAGTGGGTGGATCTTTAGCAACAAAGCTTGAAGCTTTTCCAGCGTGTCCTCGTAACCCCAACTCTGTCTATGTTTAACATCATTTATTTGATCCATAACACAATCTTGAATTAATCTCCACTCATCTAGAGATAGGTTATTTTGGTTCATAAGATTAGTTTATTTTACTTATTTAGCTTAGTCAATTACTTATTTAAAGTTTCTATAAGATGATCTATGGTAGCGTGTTGCGAAGGATCGACCTGTTCCTTTGATGCCACAAGAGCATAAATTAATACGCTAAGTTCTTCTCTATTAAATACAAAAGTTCTCATATATTATTTAATATTAGCTTTATTTAGAGTCCAATAAATATTATACTTTTTACTTAGACCAGAATTATTAAATTTATTAATTCTATTAATCTTATTTACAGATAAGTGCTTCTTATTTCGCTTCTTGAAAGTCTTATATCTTTTCTTTGTTCTTTGTTTCTTATTTAGCCAATAGCGAATCGGCTTTGTATCAACATAATAATATTTGGATCTAAGATAACTAATAATAGGAATAGTCGCCGAGACTATCAAAGTAAGCAAAAATAAATAAGCATATAGTTGGTTCATATTTATCTATTTTGCTCTAGTTTATTTAGTATGTCAAGTACTATATTTTTATGTTCATCTTTTAAATTGGCACTATATTTATTTAATATAGGTTGAATTGCAACATCTCTAAATGACTTAATGAAGTTAAATTTAAACTCATAGCTCATATTCATCTGTTGCCATTCATTTGCGAAACATATCACAAGATAGCCAAGTTCTTCTTCTGATAGTGCTTTTATTTGGTTATTTGTTATCATTTGAATATTTTTTTATTATTTCCATTTCTTATGATAGGAAATGATCTATTGTTATTTGGGTCTGTGCCATTGACAAATTCAGTATAATCATCATAGCCATCATTATCAGAATCTCTTAGTTCATTTTGATTTCTTGCTGGCTTGTATTTGGTGCTAATCCATTCGCCATTAACCCAATAGCGACCATCTTTAACTTCGGCCTTATTTAAGGCTACCGCTTTCCTATCTTCAGCTTCGCTCTGGGCTCTAGCTTCGGCTTCTCTGGAGGATTCTGGAGCTTCTTTGTAGTAATTTATTTTTAGTATAGGATTCTCATTAAACTTGTCGAACCCAGAATGAATCTCATTAATAAAATCATCACCATAACTATTATAGGTTATTGCCACTAATAGTATTAGTATTTTCATTATTTATATTTCTGGTTTGATAGTTCAGCTTTACCCTCGTTGCACTCTGGTAATACCATCCAAACAACGCCATCTTTAGCTTCAACAACCTTCTTTTGGCAGAATCCCAACTGACAATTATTACTAATCTCTACAATGTTATTTGTAGTATAGATTATATAATCATTTAGCTCTTGAGCATTACCATTTAAAGATAATAAGATAAAAAGTAGTGTGGTTTTCGCTAGGTGAAAGGGGTCTAAACTCCTAGCTGGTTGACCACCAACCTTGCCTTGGGTCACGGCTTCCAAGATATACTTATTATATTGTTTATTTCCCATAAAGTCAATAGTATATCTAAAATAACTTAAAATCAATCAAAATAAGCCAAATCTTTATTAGCTTTCTTATTTAGTTTAAACCCAAGAAACTTTATTATTTGTTTATTTGTCATAGGTTTTGTAACAATTTCTTTATATATGTAATTCTTATCTACTGCTATAAGATCCCATTCTTTTATAATGCAATTATACTCATTATTTATTATCTTAATAGCTATAAAATTTAAGCTAACTTTAATTGTTATATATTTAGTTTTGCTCTCTAGTAATATTATCTTTTCGCCACTATTTGAATATATATCATTAATGCTAATTATGCTTATTTCTTTTAAACTATTCAATAAATCAAGGTCTATTATTGCCCAATTACCTATTATTTTTTGAGGATGCTTTAGCCTATCATAATATAACTCAAGTTTATCACTTAATGATTTAAACTTCACATCTAATATTATACATTAAAATCGGGGCTAATTATAGTTTTATTAATTCTCTTATTAGTTCTATTCCTAGTAATATCCATAGTATATAGATTAACCTTTTTAGCCATTTTTCTGCTCTATTATTTAGATATTTTAGTTTTTTTATTATGTAGTTCACACCATATACTACACAAAGATAAAAAGAATATAATTTATTTTAAATTTTCTCTTGACTTATTTAGAAATATAAAAGAAAATCATACCCCTTTAACACCCTTATATTTATTATATTTATTACCTTTTCTTATCTGTCCCCAACTATTTAACAGAGTATTTTTTAACTTATAATAAACTAAAGATAAACCAATAGGTATTACCATAAGCAAGAATAACAATACTCCAATTAACAGAATAAAAGGTTTAAATTCCCTCTTACCTAATGCCATTTCTATACCTAACAAAGACCTAATTTGATTTTTCATACCCCTTTTTAATATATCCTTTCTATTTATCTCCTCTACGCTTAATATACCTCTTTATGTTATTTAAAACAACTAAAATATATGCAGATAGCCCCAAAATCCCTATTATCAAAGCGGTAAGTGCGATTGATACCACTAACAGGATAATCGTGCCTTCTATGCTAGAGCCAAAGTAAATATACATATTTAGTCCTTAAACTCTATAAGAAAAGATATAATAAACAACAACGCAAAAGCTCCTATTACAAAGTAAACACTATTCATATCTTCTTTAGTATATCCTTAATATCCTTTTTTGAAAAGCCAAATTGTAAGATTTTACTCAATACTGCCACAAGATAGTGCTTCTCGGACTTCTTCAATTTATCGGCTTTTTTCTTAAATTTAGCCACGACCAAGCCCTTTAGTTGCTTTCTGCTTCCTCTGCCAGCTCACGCCTATAATCTTCAATTTCTGTGATAGTATCATCTGCTGGCATATATTCAAATAACAAGTCTACTAGATCACTAACAGAGCTATGATAGTATAAGCTATAAATATACTCTTGCTCATCTTCATTAAGAGTTTTCATATATTCTTTTAGATTCTTGAAGTTATTTTTGCTCATAAGGTATAGTATCTACCAATTTTATTACTTGGTCAATCTCTTTTGCAAAATTTTCTGATGGGTGATGGTGGTAATAGTCTTTTAATGCTCTGAAAACTATGTTAAATTGTTCTTCATTTAGAGTAAATGTTTTAGTTTTCACTATTATTGGAAATAAGATAAACAAACCAAAAGAAAAATGCTGTGATAGCTAATGGAACGATCAATCCCATATTAGTAGATATTTTCTACAAAATGGATAGCTTCTTCTCTAACATACCAATCCCAATTCTCTCCTACAACAACACAATAATGCTCAGAGTTTGGAATACTAGAAATCTTGCCATAAAACTGATCGCCATCAACTTGAAACATAACCTTTTTACCAATATTTCTTTCCATTACCTCAATCTTTGCCTCATCATTAGTATGATTATCGGCAGTTTGAGGATATTTAGCATCATAGTCAAGAGGATTTGCGTTCATCTATTATCTCCGCTTCCTTTTATTTTATCTCTTTTTAATCGGTCTGCAAGTTTAATTAAATTAGATTTTGCTACATCTTCAAGATTAACTCCAAGTTCATCTGCCATAGTTGCACAATACCAGAGAACATCGCCAAGTTCAGCGTAAAGGTCTGCCTTGTGGACTTCTTCGAGCTTCCCGCCGTTATCTCTCATTATTTTCTTGACTTTGTTAGCAACTTCACCAGCTTCACCAGCAAGTCCTAGTGCTGTATAATAAAGTCCTTGGTTTGGGAAAACTCTTGGGTAAAAAGCGGTTCTACTAGCATTAGTCTGATAGTTATTAAAGGTCATTTCTTCTTCTTTTTCTTGTTCTTTTCAGCGATTTGTTCTGCAAGCTCTAATCCCTTAATTAGTGCATAATTAAAACCAATACTAATAAACTGGTCATCGGTAATAACTTGCTTGCCAAGGTCAAGAAAATAACTTCTGTGATGATCGCTCATATCTACATCAACATCATAAACATTTTTCTTCTTAAACTTACCGATTTTAAGATAGTTGGAGTCTTTAATTTTCATTTTACCTACTAATTGATATAATAAAAGCAGTAATTAAACCTTTAATCACTCCTACAAAAAAACCTAACTCAAACATAATTGTAGAAAAAATTTTGTTCATTAACAGAGTTTCCTCTTTTTTCCATCTTTTGTCAATAGTAATTTACTACGCATCTTTTCAAATTTTTTAATTATAATAGGATTTTCTACATTTCTTAATGCCATATCAATAGCATAAATCAATGATATTTTATCATCAGAACCTAACTGATTAAGCTCTGGAGTCATTCGCCAGCTACTCATTCTGAATTACCTTTAGTTTTAAAACAAAAGATTTTGCTAGTCCAATCAAAGTTTTTGGCTGGATAACCTTTGATATTTAATTTTGGAAGTGGCCTTTGCATCAAAGCGAGAGTTTGATCGAGTTTATCCTCGATACGCTTTAATGTTTCATTTATTTCAATTAATTCTTTTTTTGATAGTGCCATATTAAAATTCCTTTCTAAAAACTTTTACATTAGCATTAGGGTCATCTTGACCATTATCCATCATATTGTATTTACTATTATAGAAACTTTGGTTATCTTCGTCCATACCAACAGGAAACCAACCTTCTTTTTCTTGGACTTTATCTACACTTGCACATCCAATAAAAAAGAATGTAAGAAGAATCCAAGCAATCACAACCATAATGAAGGCAACTGCTCTACGAAGATTAAACATCATCTCTTAGTCCAATCGTTTGACGAATTATTTTATTCTCTTTTGCTTCTATAATTTCTGCAACGCTTAACCTTGCGTCTTGGCAAGGAGAAAAATTACAAAACCAAGCTATGAAGAATATATCTATTGGCGACCACATATTTTTAGTTTATGTTAGTTTTATGTTTGTTGCAAGTTTTTTAAAAAAATAAATAGGGCATCGGGGATTAGCCCAATGCCCTATTATTAATTACTTGGTCGAGACAGAAACTACTTGACCACCAGTTTTGTTAGCGAAACGCTTACTGGCGATCTTTGCACCACGGAGGGTAGGGTAGCTCTTTGGAGCTACAACTACTTGTCCGTTGGTAGCTTTTACTGACCAAGTATATTGGGTTTGAGTTGTATTCATATTGTTATATTAGTATATATTTGAGATAATGTCAATATATTATTTATTATTTTTAAATTTCTCCATATCGCCTTGGTCATCAGCATCTTCTCTATTAAAGATGGGTTTCTTGGATTTAAATTTAACTTTCTTGGTATTGCCCCAAGGATTCATACCAGAGTTTTTGATAGTCGAAGCTATCTTCTTTACTTCTTTTAGTTCTTGTTTTGTTAGTGGCATAAACTATATATAATGTTTTTTTGTTAAAAAATCAATGTTTTTTTAATCTATCTTAAATCTTATATCGCTACCGATAAGTTCAGAGGTTTGGTTAAGCATTTTCACAAAATTTGCCTCATCTAAAATAACAATAAAATCTTCTGCACGATATTTGGAGGAATCTAATTTAACCCATATTAATTGGTTAGACAATCCGTAGCAGGTTTTCATAAACCTAAATCAAAGAATATATTATCTTTAAGATAAGATATCTTTTCTCCTAGCACTTTTATTCATACTAGAATATGTTATATTATATATAATTTCTTGTCAATGTCTATTTTTACAACCAGAGCAACCGCAACCTAACTTAATACCAAGCAACCATTTAAACGCTTTTTTTAGCACTTTTCTTTTTAGCTTTCTTCTTCTTTGGTTTGGCTTCAATTTCTTCGACTTCTTCTATCTTATCCCATTGAGCATCAATCTGTTTTAACTCTTTTGCTAAAGTAATCTTATCTTGAATAGCCCAAACTGCATCTTGAATTTTCCACTTAACTGAATCTAAAATATCTAATAGCCAGTTCATACGAACCTAACTCCAAAAATGCTACCGAGGATAAAACAAGAGGAAATAATTAAAAGTTCCATAAGTTCCTTATTTACCATTACACCTAATTTTTAGCCTTTTCCTTGGATTTTTTATTATGCTCTAGGACTTCATCTAGATATTTGTTAATCATATTCTTGATCGTGCGTTCTTTTTCGTGATCTTTATGAAAATAGGTTTTATCTAATTTTAATAGTTCATCTCGCCAATGATTTAAACTAGCGATATGCTCTGATAGAAATT